GCAGGTCGCAATACGACTTCTTTGCTCTTTTCACCGCTCTTTGTCGCAATATGAAAGAACTCATCGGTTTGAGTGATGAGTTCTACTTTAAGCAGACGGTTAACGAGCTGCTTAACTGTACCTTGTACGAAGCCAGATCGTGTGCTGATTGTTCCGATGGTAGACCGTGGATCAGTTGCTATAAGAAGTATAGCAAGTCGTTCATCAGAAACGAGGTCTTTGAACCTACTGTCGCTGAAGAACCAAGTGTCTACCGTTGTTTTACTCATGGCTTGATTGTAGCACATGAGCCTCTGTTATCAATGGGTTAAATACCGATTGCGTTTTTGAGTGCTGGTCGGTCGAAACCGCGCACAATAGTGTCACCGATGACGGTCACAGGGACACCGCTACCGACGTTGAGAGATTCAAACTCTTTCATCGCTGCTTCGTCTTCGTCAATCATCTTTGATTCGTATGCAACCCCGAGAGAGTCGAGCCATTGCTTTTCTGTTTTACAGAATGCGCACCATGCAGTGCTATAAATTGTTACCATATTACTCCTGACCGAGAATGATGTTATCGTTAAGTGCAATTTCACCCAGCATACGGACTTCGGCTTCGGTTACTAGACGTTCACCGTCTACTCCCCAAAGTTCGGGGTCCATAATGCGAGCGTAAACCGTTGGGCTTACTTCTGGGTTAAGACCTTCGAAGCCCGCCATCACTGACAGCCTTCGCACATCAGAGCGTCTGATGGGTCAATAGGGGCTGCAACTCGACCTTGCGCTTTGGCTGTATTATCAGCTGTAGCTTGGGCATTTGCCATAGCAGCGTCGATAGCGGCCAGCTTTTCTTCTAGTGTCATTGTGTCGTTGATGAGTGTTGTTGCGTTCATTTGTTGCCCCATTTTTAGTGTAAATAATAAGCACCTCTGTTCGAGTGCTTGGTTGTTCTGTACTTAGTATAACGGGATTTGTCACGACACATTCCAAGTGACAAATCAAATAAAATCTTGGTTCTCACGCTAGGACTCGCACCCAGATAATCGGTTCCAAAGACCGAGGTCCTACTTTAGACGACACGAGATTATGGGGTAAAAGATGAGAATTGAACTCACGTTATCGGCACCACAAGCCGACGTTCTAACCATTGAACTACTTTCACCACGCTTGGCTCTGCACACGGGTTGCAACGTCATTGGGGAGATATCATGCCCTTTGACACATGTGCAGAGTTTGGCGGAAGATTGGATAATCGAAAACCATGCTTTCACACTCATCGCTTAGCGGGCGAGTCCAGTACCTTACTGGTTAATCTTCCATGTGGCGGAGAGGGTGGGATTCGAACCCACGGTGAGTTTCCCCACACTGGTTTTCAAGACCAGCTCGTTCGACCGCTCTGACACCTATCCACATTTTTTTGGTCGGTCTAGCTAGATTCGAACTAGCACGAGGTGTTAACCTCCGCAGGGTTTAAGCCTGCTATGTCTACCATTCCATCATAGACCGTTATTTGGTACCGAAGGCGGGACTCGAACCCGCAAACTCTTTCGAGCACTGGTTCCTAAGACCAGCGTGTCTACCAATTCCACCACTTCGGCATATTTGGTGTGCTTACTCAGATTTGAACTGAGATGAGATTAACTCGGTAGCTTTTGAAACTACTGCGTATACCGTTCCGCCATAAGCACATATTTGGAGAAACGTATCAGATTTGCACTGATGTAAAACGGGTTTGCAATCCGTTGCGTAGCTGCTCCGCCAACGCTTCATATTTGGCACCCCCGCAAACCTTTAGGGTGAGCTAACAAGTGTTTTTTATAACGCGTATGTTGCACTTGCTTGCCTGCGTATCTACTCAGGTAATTAAGCTGAGCACTACAAACGGGGGTATATTTGGTGAAGTAGGACGGAATCGAACCATCGCCTTTTGATTTACAGTCAATCGGGTGCCCTGCACACTACAACATATTTGGTGGTTTCGGTCTGAATTGAACAGACGACCCCCTGTTCTTCAAACAGGTGCTCTAACCAACTGAGCTACAAAACCAAGTCGTACCTATCAGTTATAGACTATAGGTAAGTCTGTCTTGTTCGGGGAGCCAGGAGTTGAACCTGGGCATCGGGACTATATTACTCAGCTGCCCGCAGCACTATCGTTATGCTTACTCCCCGTTATATGGTCAGTCCAGTAGGGTTCGAACCTACGGTCTCTTACTCCCAAAGCAAGCGTGATACCACTTCACTATAGACTGAAACTTGGCTCTAGATATTGGAATCGAACCAATCGCCTTCTCCTTAACAGGGAGCTGCCCTACCGATGGGCCGATCTAGATTATTTGGCGCGACCAGCGAGAATTGAACTCGCGACTCTACCGTGACAGGGTAATATATTAACCACTATACTATGATCGCAGATTTGGCACACGTACACAGATTCGAACTGCTTAGCTTTCGCACAGGTTTTGGAGACCTGTTCCCATCGCCACTAGGGAGTACATGTATATTTGGGTGCTGGGTTTTGTTGATTTGTTACCAGCGTCTCGGTCAAGGTTAGCCCGCATCACGCGTGACTATCCTTGTCGAACCGATCAGACCTTTCATCGGTAGTCTGAATGAGCCTTATACTCTAGAGTCGCTTATCTCTCTTGAGCAGGGTGCGCTGAACGCTCCATAGGTCGGCAGACCTGTCGTACAACCATATTCGAGGGATAGGAGTGTATGCCCCAGCTTAATCTATCGCTCTTTGCAATAGACCCTCTGTTAACTCGACCACGCGCTACCCATCTCGGTTTCAAGCGTCGTCACAGAGTTTCACTCTCCGTTTGCAGCTATACCGAGCCAAAGCCTTGTCCGTCGGTTTAATTGTTAAAAAAAGACACCTACTTTTTTGGGTAGATGTCTTTCGTTGTTTTTGTTTTCAAATCTTCTTATGAAGAAAACGACAAGACACCTACACTAAATTGATCTGGGCAATTTGACCAGAGCTGTGAGAGTAGTGAGTGACTATATAATGTCTTCATAATTTCATTATACCATAAAAATAAATGGCAGTGCAATAGATTTAATAATTTTGGTCACCCATACCAGAGTTGAACTGGTCTTGCATGATTGAAAATCATGTGTCCTAACCGATAGACGAATGGGCGATATGTGGTGAAACCGATAGGGATCGAACCTATGACACCCTGATTAAGAGTCAGGTGCTCTAACCAACTGAGCTACGGTTCCGTATCGTGAGAAGGTGCTACGAGAAGTTTCGGCTCATACGTCCATGCAATTCCTGCCTGGTTTGACCTCGTAATCATACTTGCTACCAACATGTATTTGGTGGAGTTGCAGAGAATCGAACTCTGGTGAAGACGTTGCAAACGTCCCATAATAAACCGTTATATGACAACCCCGAATTGTTTGGTAGTTCCCGCTGGACTTGAACCAGCACCAGCTTCGTTAGAACCGAAGTGCCCTATCCATTAGACCAGAGAACCTTATATTTCTGCTTTGAGGTATTTATCGAGCAGGTCGTTGACTTGAGTAATGTGAATCATACCAGCTTGTTTCACAGCTATTTCACCAAAGTGTCTGCGTAGTACTTCAAAACCCTGTTCGAGTGCTTGCGTTTCTTCTTCAATGATGTCGCGAGTTAGGTCATGCACTAGACTTTCAGCTTGTCGTTTGACTAAGTTTGGGTCTGGGTCTTTGCGGTATGCTTCCATACTCTCATTATACGTATGGTGCGGGTACACAGAATCGAACTGTGATCCCCTGATTGGAAGTCAGGTATATTAGCCGTTATACTATACCCGCATTGATTTGGAGCCCCTCACGGAGTCGAACCGTTCTTCGTACCTACCACGGTACGCGTGCTAACCAGCGTTACACTAATTGGGGCGTATGGGGCCGCCACTCGGTACTGCCCCGAGGTCGATAGTTTACAAAACTACTACTCTACTATTGAGCTATAGCGGCACGTTCTTGGTAGTCCCAGAAGGAATTGCACCCTCGACACCTTGTTCCGAAGACAAGTGCTCTATCTGCTGAGCTATGGGACTATATGGTGCACGGGGGTAGCTTTAGGCTACCTCTATTCTAATAACGCTTTGGTGCACCTCTACGCTTTCGATTCTCGAGCCACGTTGCAACGATGTGCTCTCCGTACTAATTTGGTTGCGGGGACGGGATTCGAACCCGTGTATCTTGCGACAAAGGGATATGAGCCCTCCGAGAATGACCACTTCTCAACCCCGCTATATGTGGTCGTCCCTCTAAGATTCGAACTTAGGACCTCCTGTGTGTAAAACAGGTGCTCTAGCCAATTGAGCTAAGGGACGTTATTGTTTGGTCGGTGTAGGTGGTTCTGCCCCACCGTGTGCAGAATATAAGTCTGCTGTTCTACTATTGAACTATACACCAGAATGCTTGGTTGGACGAGTAGGATTTGAACCTACGGTCTCCTGAATATCAGTCAAGTGCTTTAACCAGCTAAGCTACCGTCCATTATTTTTGGTGGGCTCGGTTGGAATCGAACCAACGTGGTACAGATTAAAAGTCTGCTGCTCAACCACTGAGCCACGAACCCAAGATATAAAAAAAGAGCTATATAGCTCCAACTATGACTTGAGTTGTAAGCTAACTTATTCCTTTTTCTTTTCACCCCGTTTTGTTAATGTACCCATAATGAACCCTGTCGCCACTGCTATAGCAATAATGCCGCCAGCAATCACTGTCGTCTCTTTGGTGCGCTTGACGTATTTAACTAGGTCAGTTGCTTCTTTTTGAATCTTTTGGGTATTCATAGTATTCATTATACACATATTAGTATATAATGCAAAATGCGCGGGGGCACAGCAACGGGTAGTGAGTGCACTATATCTGTTGGATCGTAAGACCAACCATAATTTACTGATTATAAAGCGATGCGCCAAATCAGTCATGTAGACCTCTTAGCGGGGGTCTATTTTTAGTGTATAGTAGCTGTTAGAAAACTATGACAAAATACTCTATATACGAAATCGGTGAAAAAGCAAACAAGAACCGAGACTCTCTCGACTTCGAAAAGTGGTTAGAGCGCACCCTCAAACATATAACTGAAAAGATCGACCCAGAGTTCAATCGAGAAAAGTTTGCGGAATGGCTCGAGGAAGACGACGAAAAACCATTTATTTCTGGTAAAAATCGCTATTTTTGGTAGAAACAAAGGACTTTTCCTGCTATAATAAGAATATGAAAGATATTCAGAACGAAGCAGAAACAGGTGTACAAACCATCACAGAGCTACAGCTGAACCTCGCGCAAATCGAGAACGAGCTGCAAACCAACCCTAAGTTCATTGAGTTCCTACGCGTCCAGGACGAGCTTAACGCAAAGCGTTCAGAGTTCGATTCGACAATGAAAGACTTGATGATTGAGCGGTTCAAAGATACTGGTGAAAAGAAGCTAGAAGTTGGTAACGCAACTTTCGCGCTGACACCACGTGAAGAGCTGATAATCACAGACGAAGACAAAGTTGACGATGCCTTCGTTACTAAAGTAACCGTAAAGAAACTCGACAAAGAAGCAGTGAAGGCTGTTCAAGTTCTTGAGGGTCGCCTCGTTGACGGAGTCGGTGTTCGACAATCATTCGCATACAAACTAACCATTAAGGATAACGAATAAAATGGCAGTAAATCTACAAGCACTAAAAGACAAGCTCATCGAGAGCAACCAAGACGCAAACAAAGTCGGTAAATCAATCGCGTATCTAAGCGACAGCAAAGTAAACGAAACCGTGCAAAAGCACACCAACCAAGAAATGTACTCACTTATCGTTAAGTACTTGAACGTAGGCACCAACCTAGACGGTGTCAACGTCATCTTAGCGGGTAAGAACATGGGTCTTGTGACATACCAAGGTTACATGAACAAAGTGAAGCAACTGCACCCAGACGTATTCTTTGACGTACAGCTCGTACGTGAAGGTGATGAGTTTGAAGTCGGTAAGCGTTCTGGTCTTGTTGAATACACCCACAAGATCGCGAACCCATTCGCTAGTTATGACGACAAGAAAATCAACGGTGCATACTGTGTCGTGAAGTTCGACAACAACGAGTCAATCGAGCTATTGAACGAACGCGACTACAACGAAATGCAAGGTGCTTCAAAGAGCAGTTACACATGGAAGAAGTGGCCATCAGAGTTTTGGCGAAAGTCTGTTATTAAACGGGCATGTAAGGTATACTTCTCAGAAGAAGTCGCTTTGCTCGAAAAGGTTGATAACGAAGACCACGGGTTAGCTGAAGACGACGATACAAGTGATAACGCACTCGACGCAATCGTAGCTGCAAAGAAAGGGTAAATCATGGGGAACCTTACTGGACGAATCAAAGAAGAAGAGAACGGTAAGGGGCTATGGCTGCTCGTTGATGACTTAGGTGGTCAACGAGCAGAAAACCTGATAGACGAGCTTACACAACCCCGCACAACTGGTAGCGTAGCTTGGGCAGTTTTACCCGAAGAAATCGAAGCAATTCGTGACGCTTGTAACGACTACCTACGCGACAAGGAAGTTGACAGTATCGACATTGTATGGTCTGTTGACGACGTGTTTAACGTGATGTATGATTATGAAGAGAAAGACACCTACAGCGAAGACGATTACGAACTCGCTAGACAGGTTTTACAATACGTAAAGAATCATCACGACGCTACAGTCGGTGTTTCATGGGAGACACTTGAGTACGCGCTCGATCACCTAAGAGGATAAATGTTCGACCTAGAAAAAGAGCAAATGCAGACGATAGACCGCTTACATGCAATAGGTGACTTTTATAAGGCGAAACAGAAAGCAAACGATAAATGGGAGAAGCGGTGTTTACACGGTTCGTTTCTCTTTATGTTCCCATCACTCTTAATACCCTATACACCCGTTAAGTTTATCGCGCTCGCACTACAGTTAGTTGTGTTGGGCGGTTTTTTATATTTCTCAAAGAGAGGTATGAAGCTACTGAAAGAACACCACCGCATGATAGAAGTAGAACAAGAATACATATCAAAGGGTCTTTATGAGTAGAATACTCGGTCACCTACGCATCTTTCAGGCCGTGCAAGCTGACTTGAAGATGGACAATAACTGGGCTAGTAACAGCTACCAATACAACGGTGCTGACCCGTTTAATCTTGAAGATGACGCTTTCCCAATCACGGTTGGTCTTATCAACCAGTATGTAGCCGAAAAACAGATCGAAGTAGTCGACGAGCTGCTCACTACACTAACTCGCACAGACAGCAGAGAAGTGCTTGAAAAACTAAGAATTGAACTAGAAAAAGGTCTACCTAAATAATGATTACTTACCACGACAAAATTGAACAAAACACGCCTGAATGGTTTGCTATTCGCGAAGACCACCCACTTACAGGGTCAACTTCGTATGAGTTTCTACTAGCCCGTAACCCAGCAACGTACGTTCTCAAAGAGAGCAACTTCACTGGTAACAAGTACACGGAGCGTGGTCATACGTTAGAGCCTGTAGCAAGGAAGCTCCTAGACCGCGTGTACGACATCAAAACGCTTGAGACGGGTTTCGTTACCAATAGCGACTTCCCGTGGTCAGGCTGCTCTCCAGACGGGTACACAGACGTATATATGGTCGAGATCAAATGCTTTATGAAAGAACGACACCTACTGAATGCGGTGACGACTGACGCGAAGATTTTATCCCAAGTGCAGTGGAACATGATGATTATGGGCAAGAAGAAGGCGCTACTCGTTTTCTTTTGTCCTGATAATACGCTAGAACCGTCCGAACAGCTTATAATTAAAGAGATAGACGCTAACCCGCATATCTGGGCTAATATGAAGAATAGGATCGAAGTTTATGGCGCAGCAAGAACTAATACTTGAGAAGATAGTTGAATCGTTATCGAACCCCAACCGAGTATATCTAGAAGAGCAGGGCACGTGGGTAGGCAAACTTTATACCGACAAAGGGCTACCCCTCGACATCTCAATCGCTGAACTGAAAAAGCGAAACGTAACCGAAGATGATATGTTTATCATTATTGAGGGTGCGCTCACTTGGTTTGTACAGCACAAGCGAAACTCTGGTGCGACAGAGAAAGCGTTGAATCGACAGCGCGAGCAGAATAACAAGATTATGGCAGCTTTTCTAGCTGGTAAAGAAACGGGTCTCTATTAGTGTCTAGATTAGAAACTCTGCACATGGACGGGCTGTTTAGCGATGAAGACATCGAGAACCGCTACTACGTCATTAGACAATGTATCGACTGTATGGCTTTTACCAAGTGGGACATTCGCAACAAAAATACGTACAACTGCGCTACCTGTGGAAGCGGTAAGTTCGACTCTAATCGACAGCACTCAATTCGTACGCACCATAACTTTATTGGTAAAAAGGGTCGAAAAAAGGTAAAATAGGGTTATGAAACAGACTCTCAAAGAACTCGCTGAAGAAATCGAAGGTATGTCACTGCGCTATAAAGTGCAAACACTACTACGACCTAAGACGTGGTCACGTATACATAAGTTTCGTCGTCAACGTATCTCGCGCGGTTACAGCGATAAAGATATGTGGCACAGTGGTGACCACCTAACAACCCTCATCTCAGAGAGCTTAAAGTGGCACGAAACTCAAGGTATGAGCGACTTTCAAGAAATGTTCAAGATGTGGGTAGAAGACGGTACTAACTTCGGGTATAAAAACCTCAAGCAGGTGTACACCGACATCGACAACTACCTCGCTTTTGATCGCGGTGACTGGTCTACTGGTCTAGCGGGTCAAATAGTGAACCTCGAAGACGCGTATATATCTGACGGTGAAACAGACACCTCTCGCATTACTGTTGAATGGCGTGACGAGAAGACTGGTAAAAAACTGACCGAAGCTCGCGTCAAAAAGCTGATGGACGAACACCACGAAAAAGTCGAAAAGCTACACGACAAATCGGTCAACGCGTTAACTTTCTGGGCTCACCACGCTCGACAGTTCTGGGACTAATATGACCGAACGCGAATATGTTTACGAAGTTGGTCTGACACCAGATGACAAAGCGCGCTTGCAACGTATGCTAGGTATTAGTACACTTAGTCTTGAAGATTATGAGAATGCTCGTAACGTAATAAACGAAATAGAAGAATGAAAGTATTAGCAGTTGGCGACACTCACCAAAAAGAGTGGATTTTAGACAAGGTCGAAAAGATCGCTGGTAACTACGATAAGGTAGTTCTTTTAGGTGATTATCTTGATAACTGGGGCTCTACTGGCTTCGACCGCATCTCGATGATTCTCAAAGTGAAGGGTCTTGTAGAACGGAACCCGAACATTATCGCTATGTGCGGTAACCACGACCTATGTTATTTCAACAAGAAGTACAGCGGTATGTATTCTGGTTGGGATAAGCACGCTCAAATGATGTTCGACGCTGAACCCCACCTCACTGACTTCATGCGAAAACTACCAGAAACCCACGAGATTGACGGGGTGACTTATTCTCACGCTGGTCTTACTGACGACTGGACACCAAACCGACACCCACTCGCAGATGACGGGCACATGTGGGTTCGACCCGACAACGGTTTTGTATACAAACCCAACCAAGTATTCGGTCACACACCGAGCAGGACTTGCTGGGAAGTACAGCAGAACGTCTGGTGCGTTGACACATTCTCGCAATACCCAGACCTCACCCACTTCGGTGACTGTAGCGTACTTGAAATTGTAGATGGGAAGACTTACACTGTTACTCAGTTATGAGAATCTTAGTCACTGGTTCTGAGGGGTTTATCGGTCGTCACGTTGTTGTTACGGCTCGTAATAGAGGGCACAGCGTCACTTGTGTTGACCACCAAATAGAAAGTGCTCGATACCTTAACCAATATGATATTGAGAGCTTCGACGCGGTTATTCACTTAGCTGCATACATAGACATCGGTGAATCTTTCAAAGAACCTTGGAACTATGTTTCGAACAATCTAATGCAGATGAAAAACCTCGAGTTCGCGAGACGAGTGGTGTTCGCTTCTAGCGCGGCTGTATACGGTAAGTTCTCACCCTACGGTTACACAAAGCGTCTCGGTGAATCACTACTGCCTAAGAATAGTATCTCGCTACGTCTATTCAACCCGTTCGGTCCTGGCGAAAACCATAAACCAGAAAACCACATCGTACCAATACTAGCGGGCAACTCAAATGAGGGTAACGTGACCACGCTTTACCACAACGGTGAGCAGGTTCGCGATTTTATTCATGTTAGTGATGTCGCTCTCGCTTTCGTTATGGCTGCAGAGTCTGATGCGACTGGTGCTTACGACCTTTGTAGCACACCGCTATCTATTAAAAAAGTTGCTGAGCTTATGAAAGTACCGTTTGAACTATCAAAAAGGTCGCGCGACGCGGGTGATACTATGAGCTTAGTTGGTGACCCGCTACCACTTGAAAAAGCAATCGGTTTTACACCCAAAAAAGATGTCAAAGAAATGCTAAAAAACTGGCGATATTGGTATTGATTTTACTGCGGCTTCTGACTTATAATTAGCCTATAAAGGGGCTATAAGATGTACAAAGCAAAAACAAAGTTCAAGAGCAAGTCACACAACGCGAGGGTAGTTAAAGAGGGCGAAGTATTTGAGCTAGAGGCTATTTACCACAGCCCTTTCGATATTGGGCGTTCAAAAGTTGAACTTACGAGCACAGAACGACCGATGTTCCTGTCTATTACACACAATGAGTTTAATGAGTTTTTCGAAGAAGTTGACTAATGGTCGATTGATGTTCATACTTAGATATGAAAGAGATAAAAACATAAAGGAAAAGTATGAAAAAACCTATTCTACGCATGATGGTTGGTCTGCCTGGCTCAGGTAAGAGCACAGCAGCTAGTGAACTAACAGACAACAGCACCCCTGAAGAAACTTGGGTGCAGGTTGAAAAAGATATTATTCGTAAAGACGGAAGTCTTTTTGAGGGCGGTAAGTACGACCACGACCGAGGTGACGAAGCTATCGTTATTCGTGAACGCAACCGTCAGATTCGTGACGCGCTACGAGCTGGTAACAGTGTAGTCGTTTCAGACACAAACCTAGACCCCAAGCACCGTGGTCAACTTCGAATGCTGGCTACAGAGACCGACGTAGATTTTGAAGTCGATGACAGCTTCTTAGACGTATCGGTTGATGAATGTATTAAACGTGATGAAGACCGCGAACAAAGTATCGGTAAAGACGTTATCTTAGATATGTATTACAAATACGTACACCCAGGCTTTCACCAACGTCGTTCTGACTGGAAAGACAAGCTACCACGTGCGTTCTTGTGCGACATCGACGGTACGCTGGCTCACAACTATACTGGGCGAAGCTGGTACGATCTTGACCTAGTAAAGAATGACACACCAAACTACGCACTGACACACATCTTCGACGCTATCGACCTGTTTCGTGATGACTTTTCACGTAAGCACACGAAGTACACACACATCATTCTCTTGAGTGGTCGTAAAGAGGGTGCTCGGGCTGCTACAGAAGCATGGTTAGACCAATGGTCAATACCGTATGATGAACTCATTATGCGCGCAGACAACGACGACCGACAGGACGCCATCACAAAGAAAGAGCTGTACGAGCAACACATCAAAGACCGATACAATGTTCTTGCGGTATTTGATGACCGTCCACAGGTAGTCGATATGTGGCGACGTGACCTTGGTTTGATGGTATTTCAAGCTGCTGACCACGACTTGAAGTTTTAGGGATTGATAGGTAGTATAGGGATATGAATAAAAAAGAACTACTAGCGAAGGCAAAGCTCGCGAACGCTCTGATTGAAGATAAGGAGTCTCGGGTGATTCTGAGTCTCTTTATCGACAATCTCAAGCTGGATATTGAGAACGAAAAGCCAACTTTAGGGTTCAGGTCTAGTAAGGACGATGATGCAGACAGAGAAACTTGAACCACTACACCGACTTGCAGAAGAAATCATGCGTGATGACGCTGCAGGTAAACTTCCGTTACATTATACTCACGATGATATAATCGCTGTGACTGTAGTGTTTTCTCACGTAATGGGTGCACGTTTTGTGCAGTACCTTGAGAAAGAGAAGATAGGGCTAGGGGCAAGCAGAAAACTCACGAAGGGCCTAGGAGCCAAGATAAGTGACACTGTTATGTATGCAACCGATATAGACGTAAAAATAAAAGAGGTAGTATGAGCAAAAACGAAGAAGAAGACAAAGGCGGAGCACTAATTGTAGGTACAGCCGCAGCAATTGTTATCGCGTGTATTGTAGCTGTCGTAATCGCATTGGCAATTGCAGCAATCAAGTGGATCCTGGGTCTTTAACAGAGGTACTTTGGTCTGCACAATTGGGTAGCCAGAAGCCCAAATCCGTGTATAATAAGAAGAGTAATAACTATGAAAAGGGCGAAAGCCGAAGGGATAAAATGGCAGACTTAAATACCGTCACCATCACAGGGCGTCTTACAAAAGACCCAGAACTAAAATCAACAACAACAGGCAAGAACGTCGTAAGTTTCTCTGTAGCAGTAAATGGTTACAAAGAAGGCGACACTAGCTTTATCGACGTTACCGCGTGGGAAAAGACTGCCGAATTAGTTGCTAACCACTTCAGCAAGGGTTCACGAATCCTACTGCAAGGTCAGTTACAGCAACGAACATGGGACAAAGATGGTCAAAAGCACAGTAAGATCGAGATCAACGCTCGTGAAATCGTGTTTATCGACCCAAAGAAGCAAGATAGCGGAAGTCAAGACGTAGTCATCGACGACATTGACGACAAGCCAATCGACTTATCAGCAATCCCATTCTAATAAACATCGAAACAAAAAAGAAAACCCACTCTCGCAGGTGGGTTTTTCTATCTCATTAAGCTAACGAAGCTGAGTTTAACGTATCTACGACCGTGCTTCTTAGCAATTGCTTTACCACGTTCGTCTATAGCGTCTAAGATCGGTTGCGCGCGTTCGTACGCTTCTTCACGAGTAATCGCACCAGTGTTATAAAGACGTTTAATTTCATCTATCTGGTTGATGTTCGCTTCAGCGTAGTCGGTTACTTTGCTCGTGTCTGTCATATAAAGTATAATATCATTTATCTTCGTCTACGTCAAGGTCTGTGCTGATGAAAAACATGTGACGAGCGAGTTTATGGTGGTATTTGAACTCGAACCAGTTGCTTTTGTGCTTGTGAATAGCCATCGCTACCGTTTGGTCATTGAAATAACCCACGTCAACCGTGTTGATTACCCCTACAACTGGTGGTCGCAAGACACCGTCGATAGTAACATTACTACCCATTGTGTCACTGACCAGTACCCTCGGGTACAGTGACGCTTGTTCTACCATGACCTTATTATAACTATTTTTGAGCTTTCGTAAATAACATTCGTGCCCAATCTTCGTGTATAATGATACATAGCGGACCAGTCGGTTAGTACCTTTTTTCATTTAGTAATTCATATAATTTATATACAGGAGTAATACAAGCCGACTCGCTACCACCGTGAAAACGAGAGAGAGCTTACATTATGAGTATCAAACAATTAGTGTTGTTTGGTGGTGTCAGTGTCGCGATAATCTTGATTATCGGAGCTTTCATCACCGTTTTACCTGATCGCAAAGATACAGAACCAACTGTCACAATTGAACAGTTGGACAACCAATTAAAGACCATACAGTCAGATAACGATTCTGGCTTAATTTCACTTGAAGAGAAGCAAGAAACACTTGCCACACTTGAAACCGAGCGTCAGTCGCTCGAAGCGAGACTTAGATGATAGTCGAGTTCGCTGTTGCTTCACTGATGTCGCTACAAGGTATACCTGCGTTACCTAACCCGCAACTAGAACAGCAGCGAGTTCAACAAACAATGATGGTCGAAATGACCAAGCAAATCGCAGAAGAAAAAGCAGAACGAGAAAAGATCGCGACACAGCGAACAGAACTCGAAGCACAAATTAAGGCAGCAGATGATGCTGTAGCTAACCTCAAGAGCTTCTTTGTTGAGCCTGGACGCGATTCACCGAATAAAGGTGGTAACAGTTACGCTTGGGGGCAATGTACGTGGTACGCGCGCTCTCAACGACCTGATATAGGTAGTTTCTGGGGCAACGCTAATAGGTGGACGTCTTCAGCACGAGCAGAAGGCTTTGAAATCGGTAAAGAACCCAAGATTGGGGCTATCGGTGTAAGTTACGCTGGTTGGGCTGGCCACGTGTTTATCGTTGAAAGTATGTCTCGCGACAAGACCGAGATGACTATTAGCGAAATGAACTACGCGGGCGGTATTGGACGCGTTAACGTACGAACTATCTCATCTGTTGGTTATGATTTCATCTACAGCCTAAAGTAAATCTGTGTTAGAATCAGTTCATATATGACATAGATATAGGGGAGGACGATCATGGTCGGCAAACGCAAACGAATAAGGAATACTATTCGAACAGCTCAAAAGCACGGGGTAAACCTAAACCCGAAAGAGCTGGCGTCATGCACGGGTAAGATTCGTCACGCAACCTATGAAATAGCGAAAAACTTTAATATCGAGAAGGGTGACGCGGTGAAAGCCTACAAGTGCCACTTCTGCCCCTTCTATCACGTCGGTCGCGCACCGAAGAAAAACAAATAATGGAATTACTATTTATTCTTATCGGCCCTTTGGCTGTATGGCGCATTGTTCACATGATACAAGAAGAGTCTGGTCCAGGAGCTATTTTTGACCGATTCAGAGCGTGGGCTGCAACACACACTTCTGATGAACCAGGGCACTTCTTTGACGGTCTAACTTGTTTTAAGTGCTGTAGTGTCTGGATTGCTGGGATATACTCACTATTTTTAGGGCTTAACCCCCTTGAATGGTTTGCAATGACTGTCGCAATTTCTGCTGTCGCAATCTTCATAAACATAAAGTTCAGCAAATCTTAATAGACCCCCCGTTTTTTTAAGCGTATAATACGTAGTAGGAACACAAAGCGGGGGTTTTACCAATGAATACAGAGGAACAAGAAGCACAAGCGGAGAAAAACTTGATTGAACTTATCAAGGAGCTAAATGGCAAAAGTGTATGAAGCCTCACGACCACATAAACTGGTTTGCGGTATCTAGTCGATTTGTCCTTACGACAATCGTCTTTTTCACCATAATCTCTGTGGTCGCCCACTTACTGACTAAACTTACTTACTAACTAATATATAATTTCGGTTGCGTATCCCTAATGTAGGGTATCTGCGCTCGCATTGCTTCAATTGAGAGGTGAGCGAGCTTTTTTTCTATCTCTTTGCAACGAGGGTGCTTGAGTGCCTGTTCAACAAGCCGCGAGTATTCATCAATACCGTCAAGAACGTGAAAGTCACGGTCTAACCGCGTAACCACGAACTGTGCTACGTGTATTGAAGGCGTAGGCACAGCTGCGGTCATCTTGTGTAGAAAGTTGTGGGCTTTAACGTCCATATCTTGAACGATAAGACTGGGGTTCTCGCGAATACCCTTTGTAGCGTAGTGACCCTCCCAGAAACCAGCGTTGTGAGCTGTGTGGTGGTCGTTAGTTTTGTATCTCTCCATCATACTCCTTACCATCATAATACGCCTTACCGTCTCTAAATAGAATATGGTCTACTTGATAATTACCGTCACCGTAGTCGCGAACGTGTGTCATACCTTGTTGCCAGTTCTCTTGATAGTGTACAGGAAGATTGTGATCGTCGACTGCTGAGTGAAAACCTGGGACTTCACCAGTAGTGCGGCAAAGTGCTCCAGCTACGTATGCACCAAGTACTTTACCTCTTCGGTCGGTACGGTGGAATGATTCTGCTCGGTGAGCGTGACCTTGCATGACGTTTCGGTCTGGATTTTCTTTAGACAGTTTTTGTGCAGTAGAACCACTAGCTGAAGACATAGTACCGTGCATAAATGCGAAGTCATCAGCGTATTCGAATGCGGCTGCACCGTAACCACCTACCCAATCAACGCCTACGTGCTGTAGATTCGCGAGGTATGGGTATGTCATTACTGGGTATTCGTCGCTAGAACCAGCTTGTCGAACACCGTACATCTGTGGCATATTCTTCAATGTGTAGTTCTTTAGACGCACGTTGTGGTTCGAGTCTACCTCTGTAATCTTAGCGTGAGGGTTATCTGAGCGAAGACCAGCGTAGAAGTCGTGGATTCGTTGCAGCGAAGGTCCTAGAGTCCTGTGAAAGTGGTCTGAATCGGGGTTGAATCGAGATAAAGCCGCGAAGTCAACTGAGTCGCCAAGGTTGACAATATGGTCTGGCTGCAAATCTCTGCAGATAAACCTAGCTAACCGCATAGCTCGCTCATCGTGGATAGGTAGAAGCTCACCGCTATCAAGTCGTCGATAGTCGATTTGGCTGTCGCCCATTGCAACAATTGAAGTGAACGGTCGGTCTACGCCTTTCCGTCTACTAGGGGTAATGCGAGCTGCGACAGCTGGTGAGAACGGTTCGCGGTCATCTATGTACTCGTACGACTGCAGGGTTGTGTGATCCCATTCGTTCGTTTCGCGGTTAAATGCCGCTGATTCCCATTCTTTTGATAGTCGCTTCTCGCTCATTGGTGTACCCCTGTTGTGTGTTTATTTTGTGCTCAGATGAAACAACAGCCGTACGCTTTGTACGACTGCTGTTCGAATTAAATGATCGAAGCGGGGATTTCGCCCGCTACTCATTATAGTTGCTTGTTACCCGTGAAGTAGACTTGTGCGCCTACCAAGATACCCACGACTGGTGCAACCCAACCGAATTGACCGCCACCTGGGATAAGCCAGAGTACAATCGCTACGATAATCGCTGCTACGAGTCCTGTTAATGCTGCTTTTACTAATAGTCCTAACATGTTACTGTATAGTCTCCTTATTTCTTATAGACCTTTTGCGGTCTTTTGTGCTTCATCAATTGCTACGTCTGTTGCGGCTTTGTTAGCTGCGTCGATAGCTGGGCTTACGTTGAATGCGGCAAGCGCACCAGCGACAGCAACTTCAGCTGACCAGAGAGTCACTTCTAGGTCACCAATGATACCGATTGAAAGCAGGTAGGCAATTACAGGTGTACCCACTGCTGTGAGAATGTAGATTGCAACGCGTAGTTGATATGGAATGTTCAATGTCATATTACTGATCCTTGTTTATGTTTAGAATAGCCCGTTTACGAACTTCAGAATGCTACTGATAACACCTGTGTCTTCCTCTGCTGGAGGGGTTGTGGTGTTATTGGTAGTTGTGTTGTTCGTAGTTGAGTTGTTTGTTACAGGTGCAGGTGTGGTAGTCCGAGAGGTGTTATTGTTCGTTGTGCTGCCTGGGGTAACGGTTGTAGTGCTACCTGCGTTGGCTGCTTCAAGTTGCTGTATCTTAGCTTGGAGTGCTTCGACTTGCTGTTTTACACTTGCAGGGTCTAGAGAGGCTTCTTCAACTGTGAATGTAACTGTTCGGTTAGTTTCACAGTGGTCTCGCCATAGAATTACGTCGGTGTAGCATACGTCGAAGTTGAGGTAACAGTCGCGTGGTAGACCGTCAAATTGCGTTACGTCAGGGATAACGATTGCGTTATCGCGAGGGGGGTTCTGACCAACGGGTCGAGTCGCAGGGATAGAGTCAAGCTGGATTTCTCGCGCTTTACGTCCGCTACTAGCTTCACAGATAATCGTTCGAATGCTTGTACCCGTTGCGTTAACCAGCTTCTCTGATTTGCTACTGAAGACTAGAGTGTCGCCAGGGTTAAAGACGGGTTTGTCACCGTTATAGTTTTTGACATCTGTAATCTCAATTTGCCAGTTCGCTAAAACATCAATAGGTTTGTTCATCAGATAGATAAAGAGACCAAGGATTATTACCAAGAACGATAGGTTGATTAGTATGAGCGGTCGGTGAATGACCCAAGCCCACCAGCCTTTAATGTTTATTTTCATGGCGATTACAATGTTCCTTTTGCTAGGAAATATATTCCTGCAGCTACTATTGCGGCAAGCACCACCGTAATAATACGATTATTTAATAGTGACGCTAGATTGATACCACTTTTGTTGGCGTCAACATACTGTTTCACCTCCGTCAGCTGCGGCATGATTATTTTGTCTTGATTGAACTCAAGCTCGCTCAACCGCTCTGTGGTACTTTTTGTCATCTAATTTACTCCAGCGGGGCTGGTTCGTCCGTCTACTATAGTGCTATGTTATGTTTGTGTTTGTTCAACTTTTATTATAGCGGGAAGTAGGATTTAGCTAGGCTAGATGATCGAGGTGGTGAGAGGGGTTATACCAGCCGTCAGTCTTGAGATCGTGAAGCCGAGAGAGGTAAGCGTCAAACTGTAAAGCGACAGGTTCAAGAGAGAATCGTTCTTGCGCTCGCTTACGAATGACACGACGTTGCGCAGTTGTAAAGTTTTCAGTCCTACGTACTGCTTCTAAGAAGTCACCGAATGTATTGCAACGGTAACCGTCTACACCTTGCAAAACAGTTTGAGCGAAGATACCGAAGTTTGTAGTGATAACAGGTGTACCAGATAATAGAGACTCAACGTGGACGTTACCGCCTGGCTCAAGATAAGTCGTAGGCATAAGCACAGCGTCAGCGTGGCTCATCAGCTTACCGCGTTCTTTAACACCGATTGTGCCGATGTATTCACCGTAACCCGTGAACTCTTGCCCTTCGTTAAGCTGACCAGCGATAATAAGACGCTTGCCGAGGTGTTGTGCAACCTGTTGAGCGATATTATAGCCCTTGCGGTCAATTAAACGACCGATGTATAGAAGATAATTACCCTTTTTGTCACCGCGTTTCACAGCGAATGGGAACTGTTCTTTAGGGTGGTAAGGTGGAATCACTGCATCGTAAAACTTTCCGTCATCATCGTGACGTTCACCGTACACATAGTGTTGGTGGGTGATAGACTCGAATACCTTATAAGGCGAATAAACACCTGTGTAGCCAATAAACAGCTCAGGTGCGATAAGGTCAGGTAGCGCGTCAGTGACTTGCTTCTGGCAGTAGCCAGCTAAAACACCAAATAGAACGTCTTCGTCTGGGTGTTCTTTGATATAATCTTGCAAAAATGTGATAGTTCTGTCGTTATATAGAACCCAGTGGGGGTCGTTAGGCTCCCAAGTCAGGTTGTACATCGTCTTTTTGTACGCGAGTGGGTCACCGAAGAATCTTTCTTGTTCTTTTTTGGTGATAATCGGTACGTGTGAGTGCCCTTCTTCGTCGATGTCGCAGTCTTCTCCACCAAGTGTAATTACTTTGTACCCAATACGGGCCATCATAATAGCAAAATTGCGCACCTTAGATTGGTACGCGTCACTGGAGTATTCTGTGGTCAAGTGTGTGTGTGGTAGTCCTGCGACTACAATAGTAAATCTATCGCTCATATACTTATTATAATACAGGAAGACCAGTTATGCTATTTCGAGCGTGGAATGCGTCCAGCGCGCTCTCCTGAGCTGGCAGGGGCTTTATTTCGTTGCATTAGTATACCTTTTCTACGGTTGCATCGTATGTGGGCTAACGCGAGGTTCGAGTATGAAGAAGTACCACCTCTTGCGAGTGGCTTGATGTGATCGACTGAGTACATACCCGTCATCGGTGTCTTGCAAAGATAGCAAAGACGTTTTTGTTCGATTAGCTTCTTACGCCGCCATGTTTTGAAAGCAGCGGTGAGTTTCTTGCGTTCGAATGCGGCTCGTCTCGCTTTAATCTGAGATGGGGTAAGCATACCAATGTCACGCTTTTTGCGTTGCACCCATTTAGAGCCAACCTTTACCCAGACCACTTTATATCCAAGCGGCTTTTGAAACTGGAACGAGTTGAATCTGGAACTCTTCGAGTCGACAGATAGTCACTGCGTCGAGAGTCACGTCCGCTGCGTAGAACTTTGCGGTCTTCATAGACATCGTAGCGTTGTCGTAGAAAGTCACGTTGAAGTAAGGCACGTCTACTGCGTTGAGTAGTTGTTGCGCTCGTTCAAGCGTAGTAACCGTAATAGTTACGTTCACGTTAGGGAAGATACCGATGAAGTTAGCGACAATGTCACCACTCATGTTTCGGTACGCGTCAGACCAGAGCTTCGCATATTGAATCTGCCATGCCTTTATTTCGTTTGTGCCAACAACTACACCGTTGATGGTGATTGGTTGGTCAGGTATGTTAGACATATATTTGGTTTACTCCTGTTACCATTGAGCGGTCGTTGATTGAGTTGCTGATAGCACCCCCAACCTTGTTACCGTCTAGGTATACGTTGATTACTGTTGGACCATCGCTACCCTTTGATTGACCGTTAAGTTTGCTTGCAAGCTCGTCGATCCACCCAGTGTTGTTCTCAAGAGGCATAACCGCTTCTCGACCGTCTTCACCGAACATCGCCAGTGTAGCTTGGTCAACGACACCACCGCGCGCAAGTCGAGGGATAGTAGGGAAGTTTGGTGATAGACCACCGATACCAGGCACGTTGTCTGGTACCTTAATCTTGTTGATTGATTTGATGACACCGTTGATTGCGTCGATGATACCGTTGAAGACACCCTTGATGATACTAAGGATACCGCTGAAGACGTTTACGATGCTGTTCTTTAGGTTGGTGAACACTGTACCGATTGCGCTCGCAAGTTGGTTGAATGCGTTTGAGATAGGCGCGATGATGTTGTTGTAGATCCAGTTGAAGATAGGTGCAAGCACGCTAACGATTCGGCTGAAGATACCACTTGCGACACCGACGATACCGTTCCATAGGCTTGAGAATGCGTTTGCGATTGGGTCGATTACCTTTGCTTTTATCCATGCGAAGATTGGTGACAAGAACGCCATGACTGAGTTGAACCCAGCTGTCACACCTGCGACGATACCCTGCCAGAGCCCGACGAAGAATCCCGCTACTGGTGTAATTACGTTGACGAATACCCAGTTAGCGAAGAGACCGATTAGCTGAGTGATTACAGACCAAGCGAGAATGAATGCGTCTGATATTCCCATCCACAGGTTACCGAAGAACTGACCGAGTGGGGTAATTACGTTCGTGAATACCCAAGCAGGTAGCGCAGCTAGTGCGTTAACGATAGTCGCGATTACCGCAATGATAACAACGACGATTGAAGCGAAGATTTGTGGGATAGGACCGAATGCACCCTGTAGTGATAGCATGAAGATTTCACCAATTTGCGCACCGAGGTTGGTGAAGAATGTGATGATACCATTGAACACTCCAGTGAACCAACTAGATACTGCTTCCCAGTTGAAGATGAGCGCGATGATTGCAGTAAGCGCAAGACCGATAGCTAGACCGACAGGGCCTAAGAACTTAACTACACTCGAGACGATTGTTAAGATTGCACGCAAGATACCTGGAAGTGCCCGCAGTAGCATAGGACCGAATGTCACGAAGAAGCGACCGATAGCAGGGCCAATCTCTGAGAAAGCGGCAACAATACGAGGACCGAGCGTTGTGAACACTCGAAGTATAGTAGGACCAATGTTCTTTAAGATGTTGACGATACCAGGCCCGAGTCCCTTGAATAGCGTGAACATATCTTGAATGAACGCTTTTGCGTATAAACCAGCCCACTTGAAGAATGTAGGGAACCAAGCACGAAGCTGTAGCAACCCAGCTAGTACACCAGCAGGAATGATTAAGAAGTCCCACCAGTTTGACTTAGGTGCAAGACCGTCAAGACCAGCGAGCATACCCTTTAGCTTGTCTTTCAACGCACCAAAGTCAGGCAGAACAGGTTCGGTGATACCAAGGTCGCCAAGACCACCACCACCGCCACCTGCAGCGTCAGCTCCTGTAGGGCTGTTGATGACGTTCATCTTGTCGAATGCAGCGAGTTGCTTAGTGGCTTTCTTTGCAGCGTCACCAGCACCACCAAGGGCACCTGTTACGTCGCCAATACCTGTAGCAGCGTTACCAGTTGATTCAGTGATGCCGTCGAAGATGTCACCAAGTGCGTCAAGAGGACCCGTTGAAGGTGTCGCGCTGTTGAATACACCGAACAGTGAGATAAGGGCTACTAGAGCAGCAATAACGATTGCGACCCTACCCGCAGTCGATACGAGTGCGCGACCGAGGGTGAGTACAGCGGCAGCGATACCGAGAATGACTGGTGTAACCGCAAGACCGACCGCCAAGAAAGCGACAAACAATGTGATTGCTTGAGTTACTGATGGCCCTAAGAAGTTAGCGATTGATGTCGCCATCTGGATAACCGCGTTAAGACCAATAAGTACCGCTTGCGCAAGACCAAAGAACAGCCGTGTAGCGATAACGAGTGCAGGGGCAATGCCTTGACCAAGTACCTGTAGCAATTGTGCGAAGTTACCAAGCAATTGTCGGAATAGGCTTTCGTTTTGTTGAACGAATTGAATTGCGATACCCAGAACACTAACGAGTGCTTGTTGCATTGCTGATGATGACGCAACCAGGGCTGCGAACAAACCGACCAAAAGACCAGTACCGTAACCAATTTCACCAATCAAGTTACCGATGAATGGAATACGTGAGATCAAGTCTGTTGCGAATGCTAGGAATAGACCACCTAGAATTGCAATAACTTGTGGGTATTGTTGAAGTAGGTTAAGTAGACCACCGACCGCTGAACCAATCTTTTCGAATGTCGCGACAACAAGTGGGTTTTCTACGAACGATAGGATACTTGCAAATAGGTTCTTAATTCGAGCGTATAGACCGTCAACCGCAACGGTCATACCGTCAGTGGTTACAGTCACACCGAAGAACGCGAGACCTACCCGCTTGAGGTTGTCTTGTAAGTTGTTCAAGATACCAGCGAATGTTGATGATTGCTTGATAGCACCCTGGAACGCTACCCCACCAGCTTTAGTAAGGTTGTTCAATGCTTTAACGATAACTTCAGATGTTACTGAACCATCACCGAATGCTCCACGAACTTCACCCGCGCTCTTGCCCATTGCTTCACCGATTGCTGAGATGAACCCAGGGAGTGAGTTTTGAATCTGCAAGAAGTCAGTACCAGTAGCTTTACCAGCACCGAAGATTTGAGACAGAACGTAGTAGAAACGGTCTAATTGGTCAGAAGATGCACCGAAGGCACCACCGATGTCAGAGACACGTTGAATAACACCGAATGCTTGTTGACCAGTAAGACCTACAGATACGAGCTTTTGTTCGTAAGCGATAAGACTTGAGGTGTCGTACGGTGTTGAGTTCGCGTAAGTGTAAAGGTCATAGATTGCTTTACCAGCTGCTTCAGTACTCTTCAGGAGGCTTTCAAGACCAAGTTGAGCAGACTCGATTAGCGAGATTGTTTTAAGAATAGGAATAGTCGAGAAGACCGCAACTGCGGCAGCAAGACCAAGACCCATACGACCGATTTCACCAGTCGCGGTGCGAATTGAGTTACCGAATTGTAGTACGCTCTTGCTACCCTCTGATAGGTCACCGAGCTTAATCTTGTTGAAGACTTGTCGGAAGTCAGTCCATGATTCTTTTAGCACCGATGACTGGTTAGCCGCTTTTTCTGTTTCGTCTTCAATCTGCTTAATACCAGCTGCGATAGTTGGTGCAAGTGAAGAAATGCCACCGAATTGTTGACCGAGTTGGCTTCCCATAGCTGAAGCGGTATCTTGTAGCGACGTGCGCTGTCGTTCTAGCCATGTGGTAGTGATTGCGCCAGCTGTAGCCGCGTCTGCACCCGTTCGGGTCAGAGTGTCGCGGTACGAGTTAGCGGTTCGGTCAAGACCTCGGTATTGTACGTCGAGCTTCTGTAGCTCGTTTGCGATTGATGATTGTTGCTTTGCGTATTGTGCGATGTTTTGTGCGTTAAAGGCGTTTTGAGTGCCCTTTTGAACGCTTGAAAGGCCTTTGTTGATAGCTTCGATGTTCTTTGCAAAACCTGCAGTAAGCGCATCAGCAGAGCCCTTAAAGGCGTTGGTCATCGCACGGTCGATACTCTTCCCTGTTTGTTCGGCCTGTTTCTCAACAGCAGCCAGCTCGTTCTTGAGTTTGGTTGCGTCACCAGTTAGAAGATATTTTATTTCGCGGTCGTTCATATTTCGATCAGTTTTTTGTATTCGTCGATTAGTTTCTTGATTGATTCACCCTTTTTAGAGTGAGGGGCTGCGGCAATCTGTACGTGGTTTATGTACTCGATTGCTTTCTGCTGGTGAGCTGTCTTGATAAGCAAGTTGACATCTCGAGCAGGCATCTGTTCAACGTCCTCGAGTCGATATTGCGGATAATAGTAACAGACCAACGCGTATATTTGTCGGTTACTGTTACTATCATCATCGCTTTTGGGGTTTTTGTTTTTGACTGAACCACCATTGGCGCTGATTGATACAGGCGCTTTAGGTGTGGTAGCCATGATTAGTTAGCTGAGAGTTCTTTCTCTGCCATGTTGTTAAAGGCTTGTAGAACATTGATTGGTGAAGCGTCGAGTGCTTCTTCAATTGACACCTTGTGGTCTACTGGTGTGATGAGTCCGTAAACGAACTGTTGCATCTTGTTCGAAACAGCTTGTTTTTCTTCGTCTGTGCTTGCTGCGTCAAGTTCTTTTTGAATAGCTTGGTTAGCTTTCAACTCAGACACTAATGGTCGTCGAAAATCGAATACTTTACCGTCGATCTCGAATGCGAACGATTTGCTAATGTTGTCTGATAGATTGTACTGTGACATCTTGTGTTAGTCTCCTTTGGACTTAGTTGTATTTCATCTCTAATTATATAGATTTGATAAAAACAGCACCCCCGATAGCGCAATGCCATCGAGGGTTAGTGTTTGATCTTCGAGAGCTATGATTAGCTGTCGACGGTAGTGTCGCCACCACCAAGGATCTGTGCAACTGCTTCGCCTTGGCCAGGTTGACCTGTGAATGCTACAGTAATTGTAAGCAATGCACCGTCTTGCATGTCGATTGAGCTTAGTGTTGCCACCGCGCTGTTAATACGAACTGCTAGGTTACCAGTACAGTCAAGGATATCGAGGTCGTTTGCGATGTCTTCTTCAGAACATGCAGCAGGAACGATGTCGATAGCACCATCAGCGTTGGTAACTTCTTGACCTGTTGAGAGAATCTCACCGTTGGCTTTGAAGTATTGTGGGAGTACGGCTGCAACTGATGATGGTGTAAGACCACGTAGTTGAAGCTCTACAGATGCTTTAATACCTGTAGTAATGGTTGATGTACGACCGTCAATTGTTGTGTAGTCGTTAGACGTAACATCAAATGATGGGCTGTAATCCATAACGTCGGTAATGGTTGTCGCACCAAATCGTACAGTGAAAGGACCTTTAAACATATTTTTGTGTTTCCTTATTAACTTTCTATATTTGGCGCGCTATTAGGCGCTCTGTATAATTGAACATTTACAGTGAGCAAGCCAGTTTGAAGTTCTTCGCTGTCAATGTCTTGACTTGAAGCAAACTGAGATGTAGACACGTAGTCTATATCAAACCCCTCAAGGTGAAAGCAGTCTTTCGCGTTCAATCGTTCTTCGAGGTTGAATAGAGTTCTATCAACGTCTTTGTTCGATGTGTCGCGGTACTGTACCTGTATTAGATACTGTTTTACTACTTCACCCGTGATAAGTCTTCGCACTGTTTGACCACCGTTGGTTGTGATAACAAAGCTATCTGCTGGGGCTTTCAGCGGTATTCGGTTGATAAACAAGTTATTGCCGAACGCACCGTAACCTTCGATTTCTAGCCACTGTACAAATGATTCTGATACGGTTACTGGGTCTGTCATATCGCGTCCATCATTGTTATGTCTAGTATAATCATAGCTTCGTCACCCTTTGCCACCTTGTTGATAGCGTTCTTCGCAAAGTCTTTACCTGTCCCAGGTGTTGTGTACCTGTGGATCTCGGTTCCGTCTGATGCGATACCTTCTTCTTGGTCACCTGCGTATGGTTCTGACCACTCAACTGAAACTTGGCGTTGGCCAGCTTTTGTTGGGTGAGCTGAGTTACGTAGGGCACCAGTCTTCTTCGGAGTGTTTGGGTCAGCTTCACGTATGACCGCTTCTGCGATCTGTACGAGGGCTACCCCGAAGTGGTTGTCGATACTATCACCGATAACCTGTGCGTTGATATTCTTTACTAACGGCATATTATGATTCCTCTGGGTCTGGTAGGTCTGCGATTGCTTTAACTTTCGTTAAGAAGCAGTGCACGTTGTCTACGTTGTTAGCGAGTAACTTTCGTTGCCCCACTACTACGCGAGAGATACGGTACCAAGCGTCTGATTCATCACCACCGAACAGGTTAGCGACTATGTACAGACCTTCGAGACGGTAGGCGTTCGCAAGAACGATTGGGTCTTTCGGGTTTAAGTACACATGAGCGTCTGCTGCGTGTTCTTCGGCACTTGCCGTTTGCAAATATGAGCCACCTAGGTGAAACAATGACTTAACCGTTTGGTTTATAACGACGGTCTTATCGTTGTACCCATCTGTATCAACGTCGATTAGCTTAATTGAGTCTTTGTAGCTTATCATCGTACAGGCACCCTATTACGCTTAGCCCCGTTAGGACCAGCGAATAGAGCAACTGTGGCTGAATGATCGCTACTGCTAATTGGGGTTACTGGTTTGTCAGTCTTTGACCAACTGTGACCGTCAACTGATTCAGAAGTGATGTTACCCATCGCTGCTGAGTTGTTTGGGTCTAGTCGGTAGTCAACCATGTCTGCAAGCAGATACATGATTGCTGGGTCTGACGCTACGTCGTGGTAATCTGCATCGACTGCGAGGGCTAGTTTCACTTGCTTCGGGTGACCTACTTGAAATAGAGTCGTGAAGTTAGCGATTACTGTAGGGTCATAAGACCACCCAGGAACGTCGATTTCGATCCACTTGCCCCAACCGTTACCCATGTACTGAGGTATTGCTCCTACGAGATCGTCGAGAGTAATGAAACTCTCATTGTCGAGTACGAGGACCAACTTAGCTCGGTACGCTGTGTCGAATGGTTGTACGAGTGCAAACTTATCTTTGAGCTCAAGCGGAAACACCATCACATCACCGATAGGTTCGTCAGCAGGCAATAAATTGTCGATGACTTCTTGGGTGACAGGTAGTGTTTGACCGATGGAGAACCCGTTGTATTGGGTCTTACCAAGCTCACTGTAAATGTTCGTTTGTGGCGTCAGAGAGTAACCTAGAGCAGACTCAAGCTCAACGGTTGCACGAGCGATTGCTGCGAGAACCATATTTTCGTCTTCGTCAGATACAGTGTTTCCCGTAAGCTGTTCGTACTGTTCTATAGTCACTCTCTTATACCTTTTTTTTATTTTTCTTTTATCTTGGTGCCCCCGCCCATAAGACGGGAGCTATGCAACTATATCTTAGCTTTCTGAGCTAGAGATTGAGGCAACAAGTTCTGGTTCTGTAACAACACCACCACGGAAGAATGATCCACGGATCACAACTTCGTTGCGTTGGAATGCTGAACGAACTTCACCAGCTACTTCGTATGATGCACGACCGTCTACGTCGTATGAGAGACCACCAGATGTTCGTCCTGTGAATGCGCTCATGTCTGCGTAGAAGATTGGGTCAGTAACAGTAACCGCTACACCGTGTACTAGGAAAGTACGAGTGTCACCTGCGTTAAGCGTAGGTAGAAGGTCGCTAGGAACTGTTACGAAAGATGTACCGAATACTGAACCAGCGTTCAATTCAGCAACAAGACCGAAGTTTTGTTCTGTGATTGCTGATCGTAGGATTGCAGCCTTAGTCTTGTTTGATAGGATCAACTTACCAACAGTTGTGCTGTCAGCAGCTTCGGCTACAGCTTCTGCTAGGTCAGCAGTGCTTCCTGAGAACTCAACTGTTTGACCAGTCGCGTTAACAGCTTGTTGTAGACGAGCGATAACAAGTTGTGCGCGCTTTTTGTCGTAGTCGTTTGTGAATTGCTTAGCAATGTCACGCATGATGTCAACAGCAGCGAACTTGATTGTTGCAAGTGCTACAGCTGTAACGTATGCAAGTTCTTCTAGTTCGTCGTCGTGTGGCGCGAAAGTTGGTTCACCGTATGGCTTCAATAGGTCGTCGTCGTCGATTGGACCAGTTGTTAGGCCACCTGAGTAACCAGTTGATACGTTTTGCATGTCAACTGTAGTACCACGTGATAGCCATGCGAACTTGATCGCGTCAGTTTCACGCCAGTCAGTTGCTTCAAGTAGTGCAGAGTAGCTGTTTAGCTTACCTTGTACTTCAGAAAGAACTTCAGGACCGATAACTAGGTTACCGAGGTCTTCTAGCTTGATTGAGTTTTCTACTTTACCAGCTTCTACAAGTGCGTCGTAGTTAACCTTGTTGATAGCACGCAATTCGTTGTATGCTTCTACGTTAAGGTCGCGTGTTGATGCAATAGCAAGAGCAAGTTGGTTCTTGATTGTAGCGTTTTTGCTTACAGGAGCTTCTTCAACAAACTCAGTTTCTTCAACTTGAGCGTCAAGGGCGTTCTTCACAGCTGCGTCAATCATAGCTTGTGCTTCTTCTTTTGTCATTTCAATTTCCTTTTTATTTTCTGTTTTTTCTTCAACAACTTCTTCAGTCGCTTCCACCTCTTCGGTTTCAGTTTCTTCAGTTCCGTTGTCGACTGTTTCGCTTGCTTCGTTGTCGCTTACGTCAACCTTGATGGTGATTTCTGCGTCATCGTCTTTAGCGAGTTCAGCTTCCCATCGAGCTTCTCGAGCTTGACGTTCTGCTTTTTCCTCTTCTGTTTCGATGTATTCGCTAGTGCGAGTGGTAGTGACCGTTTCGATCCATGTACCGTTCTCAGCTTTTTCGCGAGTAGTTTCTTCGACAGTTTCGGCTTCTGCTTCAGGTGTTTCAACTTCAGCTTCAGCTACTTCTTCAGCAACTTCTTCTTCGGCTTCAACTTCTTCGGCTTCTTTTTCGGCTTCGATTTCTTCTGCAACGACTTCGGTATCTTCTTCAGGTACTTCAACCACTTCAGGGACTTCGACAACCTTTGTTTCTTTATCTTCTACTTCTGCAGGGGCTTCATTGAGTTTAACTTCAACGAACTCTTCAGTAGCTTCAGAAATCTTTGTTTCTTTTGCCATATTTTCCTCTTTAGGTGCGATTACTAATTTTTCCTCTAGTCCGTCGACTTTGAGACCCTCAGCTTTCGCTTTTTCTAAGGAATTGTGGACAGTTTCGTTAAACGAGTTAACGTGTGCGTTATAGTTGTTAGGAGTAACTACTTGACTTAACCCACAAAGCTCAGCGTTATTGTAGATGCCAGTATCAGGATCAAGGCGACCGAGAGTTTCAATACTAAAGCTGTTAGAGAAACCACCGACCAACAGGTCGTACGCAACTTTAGCGTATGCGTTTTCTTTAACTGCGTAAATAATCTTCTCAACAGTAACTTTGTTGCCAGATTTCTTAACACCAACAGTTTTTCCAATAAGACTTCGCAATGTGTCGTCGTGATCGGCAGTAAGCTGGTTACCGTAATCTTCGAGGCTCATTGAATCAATGTCGTATCGTGTGCCGTTGCGTTGCGTAGAATCGTCAGTAATAGTTAGACCGTTCGGGAATGATACAACGCCATCTCCCTCATCCGTGAAACCGCCTACTTCGGCAGTGACAACGTAACTATTTCTACTTTTTTCCACGTTTCTATTCCTTTTTTGTTTTAAGGGACGTTTTTTGTGTAAAACTTTTGTTTGTTTCTTTTACGAAGACCATTCGCAGTGTCTGTGCATGACCTCTATACGTTCTTCTAGTTGTATTATACATATTATTGTTTTATGATAGTTTCAATGACTACCGAAGACCTCGAGCAGACAATTATTAAAGGCATTTTTACGCTGGGCAATCACATCTTGATTTCACCAGAGTGTTTACACATGCGAAAAGAGTTAGTTGACGACAACCGTATCATGCTTTGTCGCAACGTCATACTGTATATCGACAAGAACGGTATCACCGAGAACTTCCCACAAGCTCGCTACGAGATGAGACCACTAGCTTTTGCAACACTTATGACACCAGTATGCGACATCACCATAAGTCAAGGTGAAGTGTACTCTATAAGTTACAAGCATGTTCACGAAGTCGGGGTGTTCCCACAGAGTATCGACATCGAAGAGGTGCTAACAGAGGTAGATCGCGTCGCTTTCACGTTTGACGCAGAGTTTAACACCGCTCGAGTGCTGCGATTGTCGCGACACAAGCTAGACCCACGGTTTAACCAGCCAAAACGCTCTCTTATTGAATAAAACCTATTGCGTTTTCTGTATATACGTTGTACGATATGTATATGTATACCGAAGAAGACTACGCAACAGTTGAAGCTATGACCATCTTTGGTGGTTCGTTCGTTGTCGCACTCGCCCATGCGTGTCGACAAGCTGACGCGGTTAACCTAGCGAAAATTAAAGCAACGTGGCCAGAATACTGGGCTGAGTATTCAGAAATGAGCAAGAACTTATGAGCAAGACACACCAAGAGAAACTAGAAAAGCTACACTGGTGGCGTAATTACTGGTTGATGATGATATTTATTATGCTGACAGCTATAAACTTCACTCTCGCGCTGAACCTGAGCGCGATTACTGCGGCACTGAGGTATTTATAATGAACGACAGCGAATTATTTAGTAACAACTTTGGTAAATGGTGCGAAGCACACGGTATTGAGCTTAGTAGCACGATACACGTAGAAGGTAAGTTTGCTGCTTTGGTCGATTTGAACCAGTTAAAAGAAGCTATTATGCGGTTTACTGATGAGCAAACGACCATTGAAGTCGAAGACGTGAAAAGTGAGCTGCTATTTGATCTTGATGAGATTGATAACAAACCTTGGCGCGTCTTCAGACAACTTGGTGCGATTATGCCAGAATACAAGGACGAGTACCTACGATACGAGCACTTCTACATGCACGGTGGTAGCAAAGATGTAATGAAACTAATTGAAGATTTTGAGAAGGAGCACCCAATAGTATGACCTTAGTACGATTTAGAATTACCCAAACCCTCTTTGGTTATGTTGACCGAGAGATTGGCGACCAAGACCCAGACGAATACGCAGACGAGCTTATCGAAGAGGGTCTCACCTCACGCGACTTCAACGTAATGGGTGACGACACCGAAGTAGACAGCTGGGACAAGCTATAACAAATGATCTCGTCAAAAGAACGTGAAAAACTTCGCGAAGACCTGTTAAAGGTTAGATTTCTTCACCCTAAGAAGTGCTTAGAGGAGTGTGTCTGTGGTCGCGATGAGTTACTATGGTCTATTGACGAGTACACCGAGTTAGTTACTGCCGAGCGGGTGCGTTTCGCAGAGAAGAAGGCAGAAGACTACGGTGCGATATTGCAACGTATGGGAGCGAACAAATGCGCGACTTGCAAAGACTACATGGCAGAAGCTGATGAAGTCTATTGTGACAGTTGCGATGATATTATTCACCTCAAGTGTGCAGGGTTCACTACTACAAGTAGCGCGTACGATGATGACGGCACCGTTCTATGTGTCGATTGCAAGAAGAAGGAAGAAGAGCGAATAGAAAACGAGCCCATCGAAATGGACCCGTGGGGGAGCACAGAAAGTATCTTTGACGATAACTTACCGTTTTAGGCTTTTACAGCGATTTTTTGTTTTGAGTAACGCTTTGTTACTTCTTTGAGCGCGGCTTCTGTGTCGTCGAACAGTACAGTCAATAGTTTGACGTACCCGTTTTCGAACTTACCGAAGATGTCGGTAGTGCCTGATACTTCACCGTCTTTAGCTTCAATACCGTTAAGGGTAATGATTGTGGTTTCATCTTTTACTGACGAGTTAATCATAGCGACAGGGTTATCTTCTTGCGCGAACTCGATTTCAAGTTCAGGTAAGAATTGACGAATAGGGACTTTGTTAGTAGCGATTTCTACTAGGTCATCATCAGCCAGCTCGTTGAGGTTGTAAGTAACTTCTTTGGTGGTGTTTTCTTCAATGTCTTCGTCACCTCGGTCAGGACCGCCATCTACGTCACCATCGTTGCCGTCATCTGCAGTTGTCGCGTCTGGCTTACCAAGGTCGGTAACTTCGATTTCACCGCGCGCGAACTTTGAAGCCACGTCTGCAGCATAACCAGCATCAGTTAGAGCCTTCATTACGTCGAACTCAGCTTGTCGTACTTCGACTGCCGCTTTTGCAGCGTCTTGGTCTGATTCAAGTGGGTTATCTAGAGCCATTTCGTAGTGGGTTTTGTCCCACTCGTCTTTGTAGTGTGTTCGGTAGTCGAGGTTCAATGCGTCAATGATTGTTTCGATCTGAGGCATAATCGCGTTTTCTGTGAAGTCGTCTTTTTGTGTACGAGATACTTCGCGACCAGTACCAGATTCTTCCATACCCATGAGTGTCTTAGACACGCCACCGATAGCGAATAGGTTGTCGAGGTGAATCTTGTTAATGTCCGCTAGTGCCGCTTTGTCAAGGTCTTGTTGCATGTCGACCCAGTCAACAGTACCGCTACCGTTACCGAAGATTGGTTCACCCTTGTTGTGGTTCTGAAGACGTGAAACAAAGTTCGCAAAGTCTTCTTCTTCTAGTTCGATTGAAGTAGAGATGATACCAGGAGTATTAAGGTTACCTTGAATAGCCTGTCGAGCGTAGTCAGAGGCTTGCTTCATTGTAAACTGAGCATCGCGAGCCGCGTCTGCCATTGAGAAGTGACCGTTACTATTGAACGGGTCCATGAGACTGATAGGGATAATCATATCCTTGTGTAGCTCACGGGTCTTCCCGTTTCGAGATTCGATGTAGCCACCGAGTTCACCAGTTTCGCTGTTGATGACCTTGCGTACGTTGTACGGGTTCAAAAGTGAGAATGATTGTACTGCACCTAAGTGACCGTCAGCGTATACACGTCGAGCTGCGTAGAGGTAGAAAACCCCTTCAAGGTCGAGGTATGTAGAGATGTTATACCAGAACACTCGTTCAGAGAAGTTCTTTGATTCACGGATAAGAGGAAGGTAAGGGTGAACTACCGCAGTCTTGTCGTGATTCGCTGCTTCAAGGACTTTCTTAGAAGCGTTTGTGTAGATGTTGCGCTTGCCGATGACAGCTGTTCGGTTAGCGCGTCGAGTAATAACAGCATAACCGAAGTCGCTGTACATGTCTTTGTCTGTAATCGTTGTAGCTGACCAAGACGGAGACATAGTTCGCCCGCCATTCCGAAGAAAGTCAGTCGATAAATTGTTCTTTGTCTTTGCTACGGCCGTTGCATTGGCTCTTGAAAGACTATCAAGATTTTTATTCACGCGTTGTATTTACCTAATTGTTTATTCTAACTTGATTATACATAGTAATGAAATACCAGAGAGTCAAGGGGTAGCTAATAAGAAACACCGCTCGTGAAAGCGGTGGTCTATAAGGGGGTATAAGATGATGTGTGCGCCCATGATGCCCAATGCACATATCGGTCGGAGGGTATTTGTGCTACTAATCAAGTCAACACAATGGTATATTATAGTATCGCCTACCCCCGAAGTCAACGACCCTAGACAACACCAGGACCTGATGATACAGTAGGGTTATGAGCTATGAAAACTATGTAAAAGACGACGACGAGTTCTACCTCACCGTAGGTGATCTCCGCTCCGCCATGAGAGATTTGCCCGATAACGCAAAGGTCTACTACCAACGTATCGAAGACGTGTACTTCGAAAAACACGGGTGGAAGCCAGACCTCCTAGTCCCAGACGACTTTATGCCAGATGAACGTGAACTCGACAACCAATATGTTCGAGCGTTCGCAGGTTTCAAGTATGACGGTCGACTATGCTTGACAGCACACTACTAGAGCGATAAAATAGTAACGTGCGCTAGTCACAGTGTCATAGACACCTCCAACTTGCGTTAATCGTATAAAGCAAAGGCCACCCTCTTACTTTCCAGTTCAGGGGTGGTTTTTGTTTGTCCTAGAGTTGACAAAAGGTATTGTATTTTTACTAAAAGTGCAATATACTTATTCTATGAGCAAACCAGTGAAACAATACAACGCGGTCACGATGAAGAACGGTGTCACACGACAGGTTCCAACGCAGTACCACAAACCAAGCGGTAAGAAGAAGACCGTCTCTATGACGCTACCTATTACACTTACCGAGGTGGTAGAAAATCTCGCGAACATCGACTTTAACGATAACAAGAGTAACGCGTACGAAACGCTATTATTAGAAGCTCTAGAAAGCAGGGGTCTACATGTACAGTCGAACGATAACTAAATCAGCAGAGTACCGAGCGTTGCTTCCGACGCTCCTACGGGTAGAACACACCCTCAAAGGTAATCAGATAGCACGTGATATTAGTATCTTCAAAGACTTCACAAGCGGTCTCTACACGTACGAGTCACTCGGTCTACGCTATAACAACCTACGCGGTTCACGTATATCTCAGATCGTTAGGTCAATCGAGCACCAAATAAAGAACCCGAATGCACCGAACCCTATAATGACCGACCAGACAATGTGGCGACGCAACCGTAAAATCTACGAGCTTTATTGCACTGGTGAATATAGTTTCGCTGACCTAGGTAAAAAGTTCAATCTCGGTGACGCTCGCGTCAGTCAAATCATCAAAGATGTCACACACAACGAAGAACTCCGACGCTCCCGAGAGGCGTTTAATGAACCACTTATAAGCGATATGGTCAACCACCGTGCGTAACCTCCGATGTTTTTTCGGTATGCACGACTGGAGACCTATCGAAGAACCCCACGTCGAGTTCGTCACTAAGTGGGTCGTATACGAAGTAACGCTTGCTGTATGCTCTCGTTGCGCAGACCTCGCAGAGGTAAGAAAGGACTATAACTGATGAGTCAAAAGCTATATAACATACTGATAATCTGGGCATTCGCGTTAGTGACCGCTATCGTTATCACGTTCATCTATACTATGCTGAACCCGAAACAGCTTATACTGGGGTGCTAAAAATGGTGCGCGACCCTCTCTTCGGTGACCAAGTTCACATTGCTGACCTATCTCCCGCTCGACGCGATAGCGTCCAACGCTGCCGAGACGTCCAAGAGTTAGTCGCACTCGCAGAAGAGCGCAACCTATACCGACACTATGCGTCAACCGAGCGCAACCTCATCATGTTTCACGCATATTGTACAGGTAAGATGACCTACGAGCAGATGTCCCATGTGTCCAAACTCGGTATATCAACCATCAGCAGTATTATGTCGCGTATCATATACCAGACGCTGGCCCATGAAGGCGACATCGTTATGAACAACGCTAAAGAAAGGAGCATACTCGTATGAGTAATCCCAATTACGAGCGCACCCTCGCTAGGGTTGAGCAAAATAGGCTCAACATCGTGACCAACAAGGTTCGCAAGTTGTACCGAGAGGACCTGTATGGTATGAACGTACGAGAGCTGTCTGTTTATTACCTGTCGACCCTTAAAGCTCACGAGAGTGAGCTTATCCGACGCGCCCCAGAACACCACAACATGTCACGCTCTATCGCCATGGTGCGTCAATATGCTTCTGGTCTCACATACGAACAGGTGGGCAAACTACACGAACGGTCTCCCCAAAGGGTACGTCAGGTCGTAACAAAAATGATTTCGCGCTTGAGAAAGCTACACGAACAAGACCTATTGAAGCAAAGTAAGGTAATCGCTACCATCGTCAACAATATCGCAACCGTTGAAGCAAACGGGTACGACTACGATGACCTCATGCTCAAGTTCTCACAGGTGAAGCGTATATGAGTTTCGCGTCCAACCGATCTCCGATACGCCTATCTGGTGTGTCGCGGGGTAAAATCGTCATAGGTGGGGGTGCTAAGCGTGGTGGTTTCACGATGTACGGTGGTCGTCGTCGCAAGCGTAACAAGATCATGCTCCCTTCGCTGTACGAAAACTACAAAGTCGTTCAGACCTCCGATACTCCTAGTTCCAAAAAAAATCCCAACTCGGCAGTGACGAGAGCAGACCGTATCGGTGGGTTGATACTGTTCATCGTATTCTCTTTTCTGATACTCACACTCGCGATAGGGTGGATCATAGTACTCATTGTCTTCGCAGCACCGTTGATTGTCGTGCTTGGGTTCTTAGGCTTATTCGCGCTACCCTTTTTCGCGCTCACTCATCGAAAATAGAAGAAAAAATTACGAGGGGGGTTGCTACGGCCTCACGCAATTAAAAAGATGAACGGGTTTTTGGCCCGCTCATCTCTTATATTGTCGCTTATTTGCTTACTGGGATAAAGTAGTAAACGCTTTTCTTGCTATTGGTTAGCTCAAGAATGTTTTTTACCTTGTGCGCTAGTAATTCTTTACCGTATACAATCTGCATAGTGGTTGTAACTACCTTGTCGCCCTCGGTGTAACGTATCACGTGTTGGCGGTTTACCTTTTTACCTGTTTCGTCTCGGACGCTTGATGCTTTACCCTCTACACTCTTTACAATTTGCTTGCGGTAATCGCTTGCAACTTGTAGCTTGTGCTTAGGCACTGTAACTTTTGCTTTAGTTGTTTTAGTTTTAGCGGTTGTAGTAGCTTTAGTGCTTACCATAATTGTTTACCTCGTGCGCTTATAATTATAATTGTAGTAGTCGCGCCCTGTCTACTGTTAATAGTATACTACACTATGCAATAAAAGTCAATACCTTTTATCAATAATCTTTTATGGATTTATGGCGATGGTAACTCCGTCCTCAGTACCATGGAACTCTTGGCGTCGCCAACTGAAGCCGTACCCCAGGCACAGGCCAATGTTTCACGTGAAATGGTTTTTTGTTTTCACGTGAAATGTTTTCGGTCCCCTGCCTGCCGCCCCACCTTTTCATCGCCTTACCTAAGATTCATTTGTTAGCCTTAGCCGCCATGCGGGCGCCCCACTATGGCGATAGCCTGTAGCGGATTACATTTGTCTGGCTTAGCCCAGCAGCGGTGTTGATCTTATCCTGAGAACACAGGAGGGAATAGTGGTAGCCGTGTGCCAGGTCCCCTGCCTGAGCTTGGAGTAGCGTACCCCACCAAGTACGCTATCCTATCGCCTAACTACGCTGTAGGTACGAAGTAGTAGACCGAGCCCTTACGATTAGTAAGTTCGAGAATGTCCTTGCTTGTGTGTGCAAGTAGTTCTTTCCCGTAGATAATCTGTAGGGTAGCTGTAACGACTTTGTCGCCCTCAAGATAAGTAATGACGTGTTGTCGGTTTACTTTCTTGCCTGCTTCATCACGAACGCTGGTAGCCTTACCAGTAACGCTCTTGATAATGTTCTTGCGAAAAGTTTTAGCCACTTCCAACTTGTGGGCTGGTACTGTAACTTTAACTGGTGCTTTGGTTGCTGTCATAATATCTCCTTATGATTATGATGATGTGGGTATCTTTACCACTGTAAGTATTATCTCATAGGCTGAGGTAAAATACAATACCTTTTTGGCACATAAGGATTCCCCTGGATACCGTCCGGATCGGCAGTAAAGCCTCGGAATAGGGGAGTATGCCACCTGGAGTGAGGCTTTGGCAACCAGCCTCTAGCGATTTACATTTGTTTGCCTTAGTTCTGTGGACTAGGATGGTGTTATATCCAACTTATCCACGTTCTCATGGATTCTAGGAGCTCTGAGATAACGCGGTGTTGGGAGGCCTCTAGGACATGGATATATCCACCTGGGTCAGGCTACCAAACTATGCGTTTTGCGGTGAAATGCTCAAATCTGCTGGGAGTAATCCAGGTAGTACAGGATTCGGAAGTCTGGCTTCTTCCAGCACGGGTAGGAGAAGGTCGTTGGCAATCCAGAGCTTCAATTCAGGGAAATGGGCGGCTCAATGGCAAAAAAACGTCTGGATTCGGCAAAAAGGGGTGGTCGATGGCAAAAAGGGGGCGGATTCCTACTCCAAAGGTGTTCAGAAAAGTTGGAGATTGTGGCGTGCTGTCCGCCTTTTCCGTGGTTCTTCGTTGGCTTTGGCTATGGAGATGTGGGATAGGAGTGTTTCAGTAGATAAAACCCAATATGTTTTCCTGCGATTGCTCGGCATGGGATCCTCTGTAGAGCCTTTAGTATAACGTCTTGTACTCTCTATATAGCAATTAGACACAGGAGAAGGGTTCTGGCGAGATTTTTTTCGTTTCGGGTGAGCCTTTGTACGTTGGAGTACAATCGGTCTTCACAGGAGCGTTTCGTTGAGCAAATGGGTGCGTGCAAGCCTTTACTGGGTATGTGTATCCACCTATACGATAAGTACAAGAAGAATTGGTCTTTGCCGAGTTTTTCTGCCTAGTATTGAAACTGACCGAAACGTGAGATGAGTTCGCCTCGTGCTAGTTCAAGCACCCTTGCGATGTCCCTGTCGTTCAGTGCCGCTCGGTTGCTTGGTAAACCTAGCTGTGCCGTATCGTTCAGTTTGACACGACTGAAACTGTTTAGAAGCCTACCGTACTTTGCATAGTTCATGCGATTGTACACTATCACTTCCTCTATATCGAAGAACTTGGTGTAAATGGTTATGCCAGTTCTTTTTTCTACTTTTTGAATGTAGATGTTCTTTGCCTGCTCTGTGTCGATGTGCGGTCCCGCTTTGACTAGCTGAATGACCTTGCGACCGTTGACTTTGATGCCGTGGTAAATACCAACCCGACTGTCCTTACCGTACTTTTCACTCGGTATAAAGCTCATTGCCGTGTCGGTAATTTGCTTTAGATTGTGCTGTTGCATAGTGATACTTCCCTTATGATGATTATGATTATAGCGTTTGTATCTGTTGCTATTAAGTATAGTATAACACAGGCTGGGGTATTTTGCAATAGGTTTTATGTAGATTAGGACTGCGTGGCTTCAGTTGGATTCAACGGCAGCAGCGGGGGTTTGAGCCGTGATAAGATACGTTAAAGCCTGGTCTTTACATCAGGCGTGAAATGGGTTGTAATAGTTGCATCCTTCGTGTATAATTATGTCTAGCGAGTAGCTCTATAGTAGCAACGTAGGTTGAGCTAGTAGAGCAGTCGCGGCAGTTGAGTACTCCCTTTATAGGGGGTTCTTTTAATTGTAAGGGCAAGAACAGATTATAGCCGAGGTTTTCGAGCCTGTCTCCAGCACAACGATATAGCGGTGTGGGGCGGTCGAATGCGCCTTTGCGTATACATTTGTTTTAGCCTGCCCCCAAATCATAATAATTATCATTCTAAGAAAGGAAGCGATAATGGCAAACACACAACACGATAACGTGGGTGAGGTTCTAGTCCTTAAAGACTTTACAACACCTGACGTTGCCTTTTCACTAAACGCAACCGTTGCCAGCGATGGCTCGATTGTACTGTATGACTACAAGCGTACGGGCTCAAATCACGATAGCAAAATCATTGTTATCAACGAGGACGAGTTCGACCAGTTAGCTTCATACCTAGGCTATATCAAAGAGGTATAACCATGGCAGAGTTCAAACCAACTAAGTTCGAGCCTATGAAAGGGTTGCACAAAGTTGAAAAAGTGGACTACCGACGTTGGGCAATCGACCGTAACTTACGGGTTCTAGGGCGTGGCGAGTACAAACTCGCAGACATCGTAGATAACATAAGGGATTACACACGAGATTGGCAAAACGAAGCAAGGCAAGCGATGACTTACCCAATTAAAATGGATAAGCATATCAGCGTTTACTTGCTAGACAACGGTGTTCACTCCTTCGTATTGTTAGTAAACGATATGCAAGGCAGCTCATACAACCGCAACAGGTTCGAGAGTACACAAGAACAGGAAATCACACTGTTCATAGTATCGGAGGTATCATAATGGCTAATAATCGAACACGGTTAGAGCAAATGGTGTCCGAGATCATGGCAAAAGGTGACGTTCGCCCCGTATTAAATAACCGCAACTATTCAAATGTATTCGCTGATGGCAAGTATATTTACTCGTATGGGCCTCATTTTATTATGGGTGCGTATATAGGTAATACATGGCTGGTCAATAGCGACCGTTACTCAACGAGTACGGGACGACAGCTGAGTTATTTGCGGGACGCTTTACGAAAGAACGGTATACCTGATAGCCGAATTATCTTCGCACCAATGGAAGGTAAGCAAAGCACAGTCGGGGACCTCTTGAGGCACGCAGTACGAGCTTGCGACGGAGAGATTGCCAATTATACCAAGCAACTCGAAAAGACACGAAACGGAAGCGGCAACAATCTTCGTATTAAAGGTTTAATCACCGATTACGAGGAATCGTTAAAGCGTCTGGTCGTATTAAAGGAGATGCAAGTAAATGGCTAATCAATCTAGTGCAGACGTAACAATTACAGCTCAGGCAAGTATTGCTAAAGAGCTGTTCGACTATATCAAGGCAGTTCAAGGTGATAGTGAATATAACATTATCAGCGAAGAGGCTTTCGATGACGTAGAAATACCAACTGACCCAGAGGCTGAGGTAATAATCAGCGGTTGGGCAACTGGTAGGTGGTCGTATGGTAACGGTAATCTTCCTGGGTATTTTGCAGGTCGTCTTAATGATGACACGTGGCGATACGAGAAAGAGTCCCACATCGGCTACGGTAAGCTAGTTTCAGCAATCAAGCGCAAAAATGGCTGGTTCGAGCTAGAATACAAAGACCAAGAAGGCGGTTCGCAGTTTATTGACGTTGGCTCTATGAGAATAGACAAGGACAACGTAGATGACAACGAGCCGAGCGTTTCATCAGACACTATGGACTATACCGTAGCTAATATGATGGACGTTTTCGGGTATAGCGAGTATGAAGCCCTTGACATAATGCACGGGGACGAAATCGCAGATGCCTGGTCAGAATACTCAGACTTAGGAGGGGCAATACAAGATGCCGAGTCCTTCTATGATGAGCATAGTGAAGATATTTACGAAGGCAACTTTGACGTAGCCGAGGTGCTACTCGAAGAACAACGTAAAGCGAAAGAGGGTGAGGCGACAAAAACGCCTTAGCCCATCAACATTTAGTTCAATTTATTTTATTTATATCTCTTTGAAAGGAGAACAACACAGTGAACAATTATTCAAACGGACAAAAAGTAATCGTAATCGCACCAGAGGGCTACATCTTCGCAGGTATTCTTGCCGATGCAATGCTTCCTGGTCACCTTCGCCTAGAAAACTACAAGCAAATTGTTGGTTGGGATAGCGATAAGGGCGTTGGTGCAGTTGCAAATGGTACAATCGAAGCCCAACTTACAGAGGGTAGCGAATGGATTGAGCTCCCTGAGTTCAGTTACCGAGTCGTGATTGACGCCACCAAAATGAAAGGTCTGTAATGCAGTACAAAGAGGAAATGACCTATATGCTTCCTCGGGTACGACTTGATGGACCAGTTAAGGCACCAGTCGACCAAGGACGCTTTCAACGACCAACTTATACTAAATCAGGCAAATCTCCGTTCTCATCAAGTATTAACGATACGTTCGTAAGAAAAGGTATCATGGAAATGCGAGTTCGGCTCAATTTTGCAACCGCTAATGACTTCAAAGGAGTTAAATCGTAATGGGTAGCAACAAATCACTAATCGAAAAGATGCTGGACCGTATCAAAGAGCAACCTCGTATTGCCTTAGCAATCGAAGGTCAAGCAGGTATGGGCAAATCAGCAATCGTTGAGAGCTGGGCTGCAGAGAACAATGTTCCTGTAGTTAAGCTACTCGCAAGTACACTAAGCGAGGAAGACATCGCAGGTGTAATCGTAGCCGACCATGAAAAGCACACAGGTGAATACTACAGCCTTGGTCTTCTTGACCGTGTAGTGAAAGAGCCTACTGTATTGTTCCTAGATGAGCTTAATACCTCGGTCAAGGAAACAGCAGATGCTTTGCTGACACTTATTGAAAGTCGCCACCTCCCTGACGGTACTAAGCTACACCCTGACACAATCATCGTGGCAGCTATGAACCCTGCAATCGCCTATGGTAACTATGAGTTATCACCTGCCATGCGTAACCGCTTTGCGTGGGTACGTTGGTCACAGGACGCGAAAGAATGGTGGACTAATTTCGGTGTCGAAGTGCCTGAAGAGGACGACGTTCGTGTTATGGTTGATAAACTAATCAACGAGGACGGTCTTGACTTTACAGACGACAAAGGCTTCACAGAAGAAACGAATACGTTTACCACTCCTCGATCTTTGACTAGGCTCTTGCAGTTTGCAGGTAGTGTAGCCGAAGTGAAGATGTTTGCACCGAGCTTTATCGGTAAGGACGCAGTAGCGTTGATTGACGCCTACAAAGAAGTTGACGTTGATATTCGCGGCAATAGTTTCTTTACTCGTGAAAAGGAAGAACCAACGTCTAAGACGACTGGTGTTAAGGGCGCAACTGGTACAGGTGGTGTTCAGACAACCAGCCTTCACGCTCGATTAGCTAAACGTATCGAAGAACGGGAATAATATGAAAATCTATGACGACCAGGACAAGCTAGACGCTCTCGTGAAATCCTTGAAGCGTCATGGCTATACTTCATACGGTGTTGCCCTACAGCAACTCGGTACTCGATGGACAGATGAAAAAGGTGTAATCGGCTTCACGAACCCACAAGGTATCGTGATTAACGGCACCCTTAATATCAACGAGCAATCTTTGGTAGCCCGTCACGAAGTATTGCACACGCTTCTACGGCACCTCGATGACACAATCTGGGGTGACGGACGTGACGACCACGAAGTTCGTAATATGGCAGGCGACCTTGAGTTGTCCCACTACTACGATGATGTAGACAGCCGACACTTTAATATCGGTGGTCCTCTTGCAGGTGGTTTGAACGTACAACGTCGAGCCCACGGCAAGTACTTCGGTATGGACTGTGTCGAGATTTACGATGACCTAATCAAGAACGGCAAAGCTAAAGGCAAGCCGCTTGGTGATTGTATTCAAGGCGATGGGCCAAAGGGTAAAAGTAGTGGGGCGAGCGCAGGCGACCTCGATGACAAGGGTAAGAAGGAAACATCTGTTTCGCCTAGTCCCCAGCCAGCGAAGATGTCTGACGAATTGAAGAAGGAACTCTTGAACAAGATTAAGGTAGAGCGACAGGAACGCTACGAGCAATCAACCATTGAACGTGGTCTGCGTGCGGAAGTAGATATTGACCCAGAGGTCGAGTTGTTCTACTCCCTTAACCGTTATTTCATCAAAGAGCAACAGCTTAGCCGAAACAAGAGTTATGCACGACCGAACAAGAAATATCAAGGCGCAATCGTCAAGAAGGGCCGACGTAAGACTCGCAGCCCAGGTAAGACGTTAGTGGTGTATATCGACCGTTCGGGAAGTATGAGCGACGAAAAGACTGGTAAAGCGGAAGCAATTCTTGCAAACACAGTCAAAAGGCTCAACCACGTTACCGTTGTAACTAAATACTTTAGCGATGAAGTATCAATGGACGGTAATATCGGTGGTGGTACAAATTATTCTGCCGTTATTGACGACATAATGATTAACAAGTACCGAGATGTGGCAATCGTAACCGACAACGACAACGATGGACGTGCGAATATCGCAGACGTTGATGCCGTGTGGATCGTATCGGTTGAACCAGGATACCCAACGAGAATTGCTCAACGCTTTAATGCGACAATGCTTGTGGAAACGGAGATTAGGTAATGCGAATACTCGATAAGAAATGGAAACACGACCTGTTTCAAATCGGTGCTTTTGTTTTAGTGGCGTCGATGTTGAATAAGGCTGCTGACGGTGATATGGTCTTGTACCTATTGTCGCTTGCCTACCTTATCGGGTTCGGTGTATCAAACTTTCACGAGGGCGAGATGCGAGCTGATGTTCGCAACGCCCTTCGTAAGAAGATTGCAGAAAAAGAGGCTCAAGATGACAAAAGCTAAGACAAATCTGCCTGATTACAGCAATTATACGGCACCTAAAATCAAAGACGGTGTACCGATTACTCGGGAGCACTATACGTTCGATGAACGTGTGATGTTGATGATGAAGGACCGTTACCCAGACCGTAGCGATGCCCTTATCCGATCTTCGGTGAGCATACTGTATTCGCTAAGTGGGTGGCAACCGTCAGACGGTGAACCAAGCGAGTACACGGAAAACTATATAACCAACTTACTCATAATGAGCATAGTAGAAGAGGAGCGACAAAATGGCGATATTTGAAAGAACACCTAGAGATATAGGCTATCTTACCGTTACCTATGACGAGCTAATGTCATACAGCAGGATACCAGAACTGGTTTGCGATAATTGCAACAACCTGTTGAAACACGATGAGCTTGCCGTAGTGATACCAGTATTGAACTCAGCCTATTGCCCTATCTGTACACCTGATTATTTTGAGAGTGTAAAAGACTACCCAGAAGACAGGCCGATCAGAGCAAGGCGCGAGCAGTTCTGGTGCGACTTCTATGGTATAGAAAGGACAATATGATAACCAAGAACCCAAAAACTTATAGTGATATAAAAACTGGCAAGATGGTGTTGGCGAAACTCGATGTGCTAATTATGCCTAACGGTGAAATGTTATGCGCGGGAGAACACATCACGTGGCTTCCTGTTTCTTCGAATATAGTGGAGCAGTTAAGCGACTTCAAAGACGCGATTACGGGAGAACCTGTATGAGTTTCTACGAAGATTATGTAGCCGATGGTTTGTGTTGCATGGTTTGCGGCACGCTCATCGACGGTGAAGAGCCTGGTTACCCACGAGAGTGTGGTTGTGAACTTAACGAGGAGGAAGGAGATGACGATGAATAACGAAGATGATAATTATATCTATGTTGATATTCCTGGGACCAATATGACGGTTCAGGTGAAATGTGAATATGAAGGAATTGTAGTTGACGTTTTCGAGGTAGCCTCTGACGACAGCGTTGAGCCTATAGCCTCTACCTACAAGTTCTACAGTGAGCTTGGTGTAGAGTTGAAACAGACCTCGAGTGAGGCGACCGAATGACATTTGTTTGGCCTTGCCGCGCTCCGAAACAAAGGACGCAGCGTGTGATTATCCACCGCAGAAAAGGTCGTGGGCGTGTAAAGAGTAAGTACGACAAGATGTTCGGCACAAAGGGTAAGTGGGCTGTGCTGTGCGGTCAATGGGTTACGGGCGATGTGAACGTAACTACCGATGATAGAAAAGTAACGTGTATGAAATGTTTAAGGAGAATGCGATGAGCGTGAGTTTACGAGAAGTCCTTGAAGGGGCTGAATACGATTTGAACACCTACAATGACGCTATCTGGCTTTTGTCGAAGCGAAGTGAGTTTGAGGACTTAATCGAAGAGGCAGAAGAAACAGTTGAGCGTATTGGTGAAGAACGAGAGCGGGATTTCGAATGATCGACAGGATAACCTACCGAATTACAGACGAAACACCAGCCCACATACGTTTTAGCCTTTGGGTTAACGGTGGTTTGATTTGCACACCTGGCGGCTTATGTTTGCGGGTTGACGAGTTTGAACCTTTTATGGCTAAACTTGGCGCGGTTTCTGACTCTGAGTGGTATAACAGTTTAGATTAGATAAAAGCTATTGTATTTTATCTTGAAACGTGTTACTATTAGAGTATGAAACAGATTAAAGTCAATTATATTGCGACAGGTGAATGGGCCAGTTATGGCACACCTTTTTGGTTAGAGTGTCAGCACTCTGATTACGAAGAGGACGGTCAGCGATTATATTGCGACCACTGTGACAAAATGGGCTACCGATATGAAGAACAAGAGTACGAGGGTACAGACGACAATGGCAACATTGAGTTCAGCACCCATACCGTAATTGAATGGTTTGAATAACCAGAAAGGAGCAAGTTATGCGTGTACGAAACGAAGTAAACAATATATTCGATGAAATGATGATACCTAGGATTACAAGTACAGTCGAGAAGAACCGATTGAAAATTGGTTACACAGAGATTGGACAGGAAGTCGACCTTGGCTTAAAGCAAGCGTCGCACACCCTTATCAGCGGTATTAGTCGCTCGGGCAAGACCCAAATGGCGTTACACCTGTTAGACAGCTTAACGAAGTATTCTATGGTGGTGGTTTATTCGATGAAACCAGGAGACTTCTTTATGTATCGGGACAAGGTCAGACTTGTTGAAGATAAATATGAAATGTTCAGCTTATTGCGTATGACGGTGGGCGAGATTGAAAAACGAGCGAACCGTATTCGTGAGCAGAGCGAGAAGGCTGGTCACGTCGTTGAATGTACCGACCGACCGATGATTGTTATGATTGATGAATATGCGTCACTTTCAAAGGACATGGACGATGCAACCGAAAACGCTATCGAAAAGATTGCGGCAGTTGGTGCAGGTCTAAACGTCTACTTGTATATTATTACCCAAGTACCAAAGAAATCAGTTATGCTAGGTACGCTAAGGGATAATATGATGACAGACATCGCTTTCAAACAGCGTTCACCTGAAACAAGCAGAATGGCGATTGGCTCGAATGCGGCAATGATGCTACCACTCGGTCAATGTATCGTGCGAAACGTCGACAGGAACTTCAAAGTTACCCACATGACGGAATAGAAAATAACCGCAGAGTAAAATCTGCGGATTTTCTTTCGCTGGTACAAAGCCTGTGTTTGTTGGATTACTCTTCGCTGCTGCCTGAAGCCTTAAGCCTGCGACCGCCCCACACACTGCACGTTACGCTATGGTAATGACGTACCATCTCCATAAATCCACGATAAAATCGTATCCTCGAGTTAACAAAATACTTGACTTCCTATGCTGGATATGATTATTTAGGAGTAAATAGGCGTTGCGTTTTTCTCGGTTGTTTTTTTTCGTTGCAATTTTTTGACGATACCTTCGCATCAGAACTTAATCCACGAATTGACGTACCCCTTGCCAAGCGGTATAATAGTAGTAATGTTTGACTATGCAATACAGCTACCCACGATTGACAAGGTACTCGGTTGCCCTTGGGGAAGAGCGGTTTGGCGGCATGGGCACAAAACTGGTCGTTTCGTTCGACACGGCAGGTTGCAATACGTACAAAGGCATAACAAAAAATACTTGGTGGTAATGGGCTAATGATTGATTATATAATCGAGCTACCTCCTATAGATGAAATGTTATACCGAGATAAGCGGGTTAACCTGGCTATGCAACCAGCTAGACCAGATATAGGAATGTTCAAGTTCTTCAAGCTCGAACGGCACCTATTCAGGCGAAGGCGCACGGGGTGTTACCTCCTTGTAACAGATAACCCAGAAGTGGCGGCAATAGGCTGATGACCCAAGACGAGATGTACGAGATTATGCAAAAGCATTTGTCTAGCCCTGCCCCCTGGCGGCAGAAACTTTCTGGTTCTTGGGACGGTTTTCGTAAAGCTAATCACTACACTGGACCCGTGAAGAACGACATCTTTGTTCGACCACCTGTTGAACACGACAATAAGTTTGTTTTTGAGATGAAAAAACCCGCAAAAGTTGATCGCGGGAAGAAGAATAACATTGAACACATGATTAAGGGCCGAATGGGGCAGTTGAAACACTCGAGAAGTGCCTATACAATCACAACCCTCGATTCTGGAGAAGTCGAGATGGTAGACCACACTGGGGGGTTAATACATTCGTTTGACCTTGCCCGCCACCAGTCAAGCTCAGTGTCTACACCGTTTCCACCTCGATGGGAGAGTGCTTGGGGACAGGGGGTAGAGGATTTCACTGCTCATCACAGAATGGCGACACCAAGTTTTGAGATAGAAACGGAAGAGTTGACAACGCTTTCTGGTGAATCCCACACTGTTCTTAGAAGTATATCGCAGAAGAATACATGGGTTAGGGACGAGTGGGAAAAACCACGCTTCGCACAAGGTGGAATCATCAAGTTAGATGACTACACCGATTGGTAACCATCTTCGAACTCAGAACGCAGCCAGCGAGCTCCTGTGATGTCACAGGGGCTTTATTTATGCACCGATGACTTCGATTTGTGAACCTGTGATCGCTGCTGCGTCAGCCAGCTTGACCGACTTAGTACCGAAAGTAGTATCGACAGGGACCCCGAGAAGCACATCGTCTTCGTCTGGTATAGCCATCGTACCTGTTTTATTGTCAGAATCGTATACCACGCCATCACGAACGTCAGCTGGTGAGAGATTTGAGTCTGCATTTGTCAGGTTATCCCCGTCTGGTATAAACGTACCGTCTGGACTGAAAGTACCGTACCTGTAGATGATAGTCGCACCGTCTACGATTTGAATTGGGCCGTAGTAGAACCGTGTTTTAGAGTTTTCGTTGATGTATGAGGTCACACCAGAAGCCCCAACGCGTAATGCACCAGTATTAGCTGTGAATGCCCAGTCGAGAACGGGTCGGGTTGCCATGTTGTCGACATAGATATTACCCTTGATCCATACAGTAGTTGCGGTTGAGCGAGAAATTGCTGTACCACCGATACCAGTTGCGCTTTCGTAGTTAAGGCTAGGACCTGATCGAACGTCTCCATTGATAGTGAGAAGCTGACCATTTTGCATATCTATAGCTGGACCACCTGATTGTGAGCTGTTACCGATACCACCTGTGACGTTGCCGTTGACGACTACAGTACAACCTGTAGCTGTAGAAGCAATCTGCATAGCGTAAGTGCTAGGGTTTTGACCACCTAATAGGTTACCGTTAAAAACAACCGATTTAGCTCGAATAATCATAATGACGATTGAACCACCGTTTGAGTTGGTAGTAGGGGACGCGTCACCAGTAAGTATAACGTCACTATTTGCGTTATCAATGTAGACAAGTACACCAGATTGGCCGCTTTGCTTAACCAGACTGGCTGTTACTGAGATGGTATTTGCGAGCGTACCGATTACCGCGACAACACCTCCAGGGTTAGGTACTGAGTTTGTTGCGTGGAATGCAAGCGCGGTAACTGTGAGGTCGCCTGAAGATGTGTTGTAGATACCTGATGTCGTTTGCGTGTTTGTGATAGTACCGCTTACGTTAATAGTAACGTCTACGTCACTCGCATTGAGAACAAGTGAGGTTGCGACCCCCGTTGCGCTTGAGTCACCAGTCCAGTTAGTCCCCGTCATTGATAATGTACCTGTCGCACCCGATAATAGGGACACGAACGCTGCTGCGGTTCCTGTGATTGCACCAGCTGCGATAAGACCCGCATTGATTACTGAACCAGTCGCGGAGTAAGACGCATCTAGTTCGATTAGAGAAGATGTCGCTGTCAGAGCAAGGATTAGCGAAACACTGCAGGTCACTGTGCGAGCCGTGCTACCCGTGAGAACAAACTTACCGCTACCAGTGTTTGAGAGCGACTGTACGGCTACGTTTTGGTCGATGGTAACTGTGTGACCAGTCAACGCTTGGGCAACGTCGTTTACGCCAGGGAGTACACCACCGCTCCATGTTGCGGGGTTAGACCAGTTTCCAGATGCTTGAGATGCGATATTTGCCATTGATTATTACTCGCTTAGGGTGGCGATTTGACCACCAGTTATATTTGCTAGGTCGGGGTTGTCGAGAAGTGCTGTACCTACAGTAGCATCAACGTCGACTCCTGCTCTTACTGAATCGGGACTAGGCACATTGAGGGTTCCTTCTATCCCCGTTGGGTAAGCAGTACCCTTACGAGTGTTACTCACTGACGGACCTTGACCCTCAGCTTTGAGGTTGACCGCTGCACCAGTCCATGCTGGGTAGGCTGACGCTGATTGGTAGCCGATAATAAAGTAATTACCGTCAGTGCGGACGAGCTTACCTGCAACCGCAGCCGCTGAACTGTATGCACCGATAGTATATGTGTTACCCGTGTGTGGTTCCCCCACTATAACAGGCGTATAACCATTGTTAATCGCGGTTTGAGTTCCATTTGATATGATATCCCCGTAGACCCGAATGTAGGCAGTAGATGCAGAAGCAGGAGTAATAAGCGGTGTAGTTGTCACACCTGTGGTTGCAGATGAGATAACGTCACCGTGTATTTCAGCGGTAAGAGGGCCGTTAAGTGCGAAACCAGGGCCTGTATATGTGTTGAGAATATCACCGTAGACGTAAACGTATGCACGGTTGTTAAATGAAGCGAGGTTACCTAAGTTTGTCACTTTCATATCCCCGTTAACGATCAGCGTAGGTATAGGCATTGGCTGGTTGGTCACCGCTTGAGATGACGCTGTCGTCATTGTGAGAATGTAGGTGTTAGCAAGGTTTGGGGTCACCATATCACCGTTCCATGTAAACGTACCAATAAATGCAGTGCCCATAGCAAACGCTGCGGGGGTTTGTAGCATAGTCCATGTAGTGTTGCTGGTCACGTTGAGTGTGAAGTAACTTGCAAGACCCGCGTTATAAACGACCTGGCTGTTGCTTAGTGTCATATAGTTGAGGTTGAGCGTAATACCAGTACTAGCGGTTGCGGCTACGTTAATAAGAGCAGGCTCGTTACCTGAGTTGTTTGTGTCACCGTTGAATGTGTTAACGCTAATAGTGACCGTACCTGAAGCACCTGCGATGAAGCCAATGACTGAAAGCATTGATGAGCCAGTGTGAGCACCGATAGTTACCGTATCAGCTGTAATAACAGACCCAGTCGCAGAATATAAAGCCGTGAACTCGATAAAGTCAGAGTTTGTTGAACCGACTGCCGTTCGCAGTAGTGTTGTGACGGTGAGGGTTCTTGGGGTACTACCTGTAATCTGTAGCACGGCAGCATTGGCGTTTTGAGTGAGGTTTGTAACCGTCACGTTTGTGTCGAGTGTAACAACGTGGTTGATGTTCACAGTATCAGCGGAGCCTGGAACTACACCACCCGTCCATGTAGACGGTGATGACCAAGGACCTGCTGCACCTGAAGTAATTGTAGCCATATATCTATTCTACTACGAGTAGGTCGCAGTAGCTCTGTTGTCCCATGAGTCGATGGCTGTCATTACCACGACTGGTGAAGTTAATGTTAATCGAGTGAGTGACCAACCACTTGTGGCTTCAGAAGTCGCAGAAGGTGCTGAACCCATGTAATCGTAGATACCAGATTGAGCGTGACGAATCTCACCTAATCCACCACCACCGCCCCCACCTGCTGAAGGAGCCCAGCGCAAACCATTTGTTGCGGTTGAGTCAGCGGTTAGAACGTAAGCGTCTGCACCGATTGGTAGAGGGACGGAGTTACCGACTGGGTTACCAACAACCACGTCACCCTTTGCGGTTGTAACCGCGCCACCAGCAACACCCGTGGCACCTACTGGACCAGTATTACCAGTAGAACCGACTAGACCGTTTGGACCAGTCGCACCGATTGGACCAGTAGCACCAGGATCACCCTGCACACCTTGCACACCAGTGAAACCACGTAGACCTGAAGCACCCGATGGGCCAGTAGCCCCAGTTGGACCCGTTACGCCCGCACCAGTTGCACCCTGTGGCCCAGTAGCACCACCAGGAGAACCAGCAACACCAGTCGCACCTGCAGGGCCAGTCGCACCATTTGTACCAGCGACCCCTGTTGCACCACGTGGACCAGTTGCACCCACTGGGCCTTCTGCTGAGTTAGGGACGTAGATGAATGTGTAATCGTTGTTTGAGAACGCTGTACCTGACACTGGGGTAATATCTAATAGATACCAACCAGATTGAGGTACGATGTCGTTGACTGCGATGACGTTCATTTGTGGTGAGCCCGCTGTTCGGTGCATGTATAGGTAACCCTTTGGAGATACCGTAGATGAATCAATCAATGTAAATAGAGCAGAGCGGTCTTGACTAGCAGCATCAAGCGTGTCCATACGTAGCTTCGTAATTGAAGCGAACGCGGCATTGTCAGATGTGAACTTTCCTGTAGTAGGGTCAGCGTCTATAGCGGTGTCACCTGTGTATGAGTATGTGAACCCAGCAACCGCACCAGTCGCACCAGTTGGGCCAGTGTAACCTAATGCACCAAGACCACCAGATACACCCGTAGCACCGACTGGACCAGTCGCACCTGTTATACCAGTAGCACCTGTTGAACCAGAACCAGTGGCGCCTTGTGGGCCAGTAAATCCTCGAACACCCGTTTCACCCTGTGGACCTGTCGCACCACCTGGAGTACCAGGAGTACCTGGCGTACCAGAAGCACCAGTCGCACCAATCAATAGAGCAGGACCTAGGTCGCTCCAGTCAGAACCCGTCCAGACCCATGCGTGACCAGTATCGTTTGTAACGAAGATTTCACCGAGATTTGGTGTAGAAGGTAGAGCCGCGAAGTTTGCGACAGTACCCTTAATAATAAGACCAGGACCGATAGGACCAGTTGCCCCTGTTCGACCGATAGGACCAGTCGCACCTGTAGTACCCGCACCTGTTGAACCCGCAGGACCAGAAGGACCTGTTGGCCCAAGCACGCTACCTGTTGATTGCCAGAGTGAACCGTCCCAGATGTATAGGTCACCGTTAACGAGCCATGCGTCACCAACTACGTTACCAGTAGAAGGCAGAGATTCAACATCAGGTTTTGACCCCTTGACTTCGATACCAACACCCGATGGACCAGTTGGACCCATTGGCCCTGTTTGACCATTTACACCGTTAGACCCTGTAGGACCTTGAATACCTGTTGCGCCCGTTCGTCCTAGAGGACCAGTTGCACCAGAAGCACCCGCGATTCCAGCGAGACCCATATCTTGCCAAGCTGAACCGCTCCATACCCAGTTGTGCCCGTCATCTGCTGTGGTGTAGATGTCACCCGCAGTTGGGAGAGCAGGAAGTGAAGCGTAGTTAGCTACTACACCCTTGACACGTAGACCGATACCTGTCGCACCAGTGTTACCTAGGTTACCAGTAGCACCTTGTACACCCGTAAAGCCACGCACACCAGTAAGACCTTGAGGCCCTGTTGGACCAGTTGTACCTTGGTTACCTGTTGCACCCGTGAAACCGACTGTGATAGGACCGATATTGTCCCATGTCGCTCCATTCCACAACCATGCTTCATTGTTAGGTTCGATTACAACGTAAATGTCACCTTGTTCGACACCCTCTAGACCGTAAAGGTCAAACTCCTCAACGACAGTACCCTTAATTCGGGCACCTTCACCACGAGGACCAGTTGCCCCCGTGTTACCAGTTGCACCAGTGTTACCAGTTTGACCCTGAACACCCGTGAAACCTCTAACCCCAGTCCAACCTTGAGGACCAGTGTTACCAGACGCTCCTGTTGGACCCATAATGCGACCAACATTTTCCCAGCTGTCACCGTCCCACATCCAGAGTTCACCATTAACCATCCAGCCATCACCGATTGTATTACCAGTAGAAGGAAGGAACTCAACACCTGTTTTTGTACCAAGAATGCGAACACCGACACCTGTTGCCCCAGTTACACCTTGAGGACCTGTGAAACCTCGTACACCAGTGTTACCAGTTTGGCCGATTGCTCCAGTTACACCCGCACCAGTTGCACCTTGAGGACCAGTTGGGCCAACCATAGGACCGATGTCCATCCAAGAAGAACCGTTCCATGACCAACCGTGCCCCGTGTCAGCTGTAATGTAAACGTCACCCGTTGTGCCCGAGCCAGGAAGAGCTGCTGAGTTAGCAACAACACCCTTAATCGTGATACCCACACCAGTTGCCCCTGTCCCACCGATAGCACCCGTAGGACCAGATGGGCCAGTAGGACCGCTGAACCCGATGTCACCTTGCGGACCAGTAGGACCCGCGACACCAGTTGAACCACGACTGAAAGCTAAGAATGCGCCCGTACCACCAGTACCACCATTCAATACCCATAACTCATAGTTTGAAGCACCAGTAGGCCCAGTTGTACCTTGGGGACCTGTAGCACCAGAAGGACCAGCAGGACCAGATTCACCTTGAACACCTTGTGGACCTGTAGCACCTGTCGTACCAGCTCCAGTTGCACCCGTGACTCCAGTGAAGCCGCGTACACCTGTTGCACCTGTATAACCACGAACACCCGCAGGGCCAGTTGCACCTGTTTGACCTTGAGGACCTGTCGCACCAGTTCGCCCAGAACCAGTAGCACCGCTACCACCGACAGGGCCAGATGGACCTTCAGGGGCGACTGACACAATGTAGTCGTCCATTGAGATACCCTTGTAATAAATAACGTCATCGTTACCGATTTTGAATAGAGGGATTGATCGTTCTAGGGTGAAGAAATAAGACTTAGTTTCGAGCTTGTCAGTCATCTTCACTTCGATTTGGTATGTGTTAGCTTCTGCGAATGTAGTTTCACCGTCAGCAAAGGTTGTAGCCGTGAAGTCAGGTACGGTTACGTTACCAGAAGTGTCGCTACTATTTGTAACATCGTCCCAAGAGCCCCAATCACCTGCAGTGGTTAGGTTACGAGAGCGGTATGAAACACCAGTGGTAGCATTTACCGCGTTCTTAGGTGTGCCAGAAATGGTTAGTGGTGAGAACCGACCACCGATTTGCATTTGTACTGCGTCAAAGTCGCCAGCACCTGAGTCAATACGTTCAGCATTAATGTTAAGAACTGGAGAGTTGTATGGTAGAAGATTTGCTGTCTTGCTTGCAAGGGTCATCTTGCCGCGTGAGTCTTTTGCGCTTACTTGAAAGTTGAAGTTATCACCGTAATTAGCAACGTCTAGAGAAACGTCGATGTCTTCATCGTCATAAGGAATGTTTACCGAGTTCCAAGGAGTAACAGCGAGGTACGAATCCATTGTTGCGTATTTATTCGCTGTGGCTGCTTGATCTGGGTATGTGATCGTAACGTGCGGTTCAGAGTAGCTCTGGACAAGGTATTGATCGTCACCTGTAATCGTAACAGTGTCGGGGTTGTTGTCGTAGTAGCCGAATGTAGTAAATGTAGGTTCGCCACCTACGATAGAAACAGTTCGGTCGATTGTTTGGTCAGAACCAAGACCGTTACCGATGTAGTAGCGGACAGTCGTAGAAGCGACATTCTTCATCGCATTTCGAATTGCGTTTCGCTCAGCGGTGCTTAGTGTCCAGTTATAAGTTTGACCACCGTTCGCACCGAAGTTTCGCCATGCGTATTGAGTACCACCAGTAATGCTAGGTAGCATGAAGAACCCAGTAACGGTGTTTCCTGCTGGGTTTGCGTAAGATACGCTAGGTGTACCCTCATCGTTGAAGTCAGAAGCACCCTGAATGTTAGGGTTACGAGGGATATTATCAAGACCGAAGTTACCACCGACATCTCGTGGGCCACCTGAGTTATTGTAGAGTGACCAACCAGAGCTGAAGTTGCCACCGATGTAGATACCTTTTGTACCGTTGTCATCGTGTTGCACCCACGCTGAGAAAGAGTGAATGTTGTGCGTACCTGCGCCACGGGTTGTAGAACCACGAGAGAAGCTACCAACCTGACCGTTGATACTGATAGAACCAGACTCTGTGGCAGCAATTGAGGCACCACTAGGGATAATTAACTGAAGGGTGGCGTCAACACGTGAGCGGTTGTTTGGTATGTCAACGTATGAGCTCCAGACAATACGAAGCCCCCAGTTCGCGAAAGAACCTGAACCGTTACGTTGTGTTGATGAACCTGCCATTTATTTATATACCTTTTAGTTTTATACTGGGTCTCTAATGTAATATGAGAGACCGTCGCTGTCCTGTCGAATGAATACTCGTGAGCTTGGGTAATATGTGTCACCATTTACAGTCATATTGTTCATTTCGATAGTGTCATTGTTTGCGCGGAATGCGACTTCGTTGTTCGAGTCGTATGAGGCGAACTCGCTCGGTGTCATCATTGTGTATGACCCTACGTTCTCATCTGAGTATACCCGAATACCGCGTGTGTCAATCTGGACACTTGTGTTAAGGATTTCACCGTTGAACTGAGACCAGACTTGTCGGTAAACACCTGTTACTAACATTGGGTCAGTTATATAGAATGCGGACGCACCGTCTGATTCGATTTCGAGGTCGAAGTATACGTCATTGCTTATTATAGCCTCTGTATAAAAGAAAGTCCAAGTGTAGATTTGCCCTGAAAGCATGTCGAACTCGTAGTTGTCTACTGAGTTTTTCAGACGAATATGAGCATTACCTGTAGTCGTTTTGCTTGCGTAGACTGAGAATGAGTAAGTACCACCGAGTGTCACAGGGATACGCTGGCTTATCTTCTTGCTGCTGCCTGCAATCATAATCGAGTGACCAGATACCGCACCGTATGCAAGTGAAGATGGAGCGTCTTGCTCTTCGAGCGTGCCCACACCAGTTTCTGTCCAGTGGGACAGGGCATTTCCTTCGCGAGAGAAGCCAACAGAGTTTTGGATTAAGTTACCGCCACCAGTTGATTGAATCGTTGATGTGATGTTTTCGAGGGTTTGCAGAACTTGTGTGAACTGTGAGGTTGTTTCATTCGCAAACGACGTGTACTCAGCCACGAGAGATGTGATGCTGTTGTTTTGGTGGTCTACCTGGATCTTTGTGTTGTAGAGCGTGGTCAAGACATTACCAGCAGTTTGTTGGTTTGTCGTACCGTCGTCAAATGGAACTGAAACGAGAGTTTCTTTGATGCTACCACCCTCCATGACGATACCGATTTCGTTGATGAACATATCGTATTCGTCGCCACCGTTATCCATAGTAATTACGTCACCTACGTCATAGACACATAGACCGATTGTAGTAGCTTGACCTGTGTAGTAAACAACACCGTCATAAATATCTTCAAAGAGGTTTTCGATGAAAGCATTGCGGTCGGGGTCCATGATCCAGTTGTTAACAATGCGGTAAGTCGTAAGACCATCTGCTAGGGCTGATGTCTCGTCGGTCACCACGATGTTGTCGTCTTGTGGTTGTCGAGATAGCGATAGTTGGTTGACGATACCAGTTGAAGCGATTACCTTGAGCTTGCTGAGTGTGCTGTGGTCGAGCGTGTCGACTGGGTTCATGTCGATTGGGGTGAACTGAAGTTGGTTTTCTGGCGTGATGCGAGCTGTTGAGCCTGTCGCTTCTGCGATGTCCGCGATGAAGTCACGAACCATGTAGTTGTTGATGTTCGCGAATGCGTCAGAAGGGAGTGAATAGTCGAGGTTTGGTAGTGTTGGATCGTATACCGCGCTACCATTTGTGATGATAGATGTTGCTACTTCTTCGATAAGACCCTCAATTGTGATTGGGTAAACGAGGTTCAGACCACCGTAAGGTGTTGAAGCGGCTACGACAAGCGCGTCATCAATGGTGATTGTAGTGCTAGGTGCGTCTTCGTCTTTTTCGACCTTCGTTACTTCCCCACGGTGAAGGATAAAACGGTCGAAGTAAGCCAGGTCAGCGTTGTTGCTAACTTGTGGTGCAAGCACGAGGTCGTCTAAGTAGTAGTCGATGTCAGCAGAACCGTTACCAGTTTGCAAGTACAAATCCATGACAGGTGATTGCATTAGTCGAACTCGGTCTTGAGCTTCGAAGTTGATCGTATATTGAGTCCAGGTTGTGCTTGTTGAGATAGCGATGTTTGGTGTTTCGTCCCATGTACCGTCAGCCTGTAGGTAAACAACCGTACCGTCTGCTTGTTGCATTGTCAAAACGAGGGTTAGAACACCGTCTGCTGTAGATTTGTGCCAGAAAGAGAAGGTGTATAGACCTTCAGGTGTAAGCCGTATCATGTTAGGGCTGTCATTCGCGTTACTAACACCAGCTGTAACATAATTGTCGTCTGCGTCAACGTGTAGCCGAAGTGATTTCGTACCACTGTGGTGTTCAGAAGCTGTTATCGAAGCAAGACTTTCGCCACCTTCTGTGCCTAAGTACCAACCAGACACTGTAGATGTTGGCCATGTGTCAATTGACTCGAGATTGCCGTTATAAATAACTTCAAAAGTCTCTTTTTGCACGAGAAGTGCTGAGTCTGCGCTCAATCCTTCTTTGTCTTCAACGATACCGTGTATCTTTAGAACATTTCGTGAACCAACTGCTGAGTTGAATGAGCCAGCTGTGGTGATATTGCTTGAGATGATTGTAGGAGCGTCAGTACCTTGCTCGTAGTATTCGACAGAGTCGATATTTGTTTCAGAATAGAAAGCAGTAGCGTAGTGAATACGCTTGATAGTCTGCTTCATTGTTCGGAGCTTGTCTGGTCGGACGGTCTTCATCTGTATATCTACTTATCTTTGGTGTGGTTTGCACTCACAACTTGTTGGATAGTTTGAGTCTGAACATTACCGTCTTTTACAGTAAAGATGAAGTTTGCGTAGCATTTACGGCATCGAGCTTCACCAGCTGAGCCATCTGATACTTTTACGCACAGAGAGTTACACTTATAGTTTTGACCGTTGGTTCGAGATAGCTTCTCGTAAGGGCACCGTACTTCGTGGAAGTTATTTACCTGCATTGTCGTCATCTCGCAGGTTAACTACATCTTCTTCTGGTATTTCACCAGTTTCTCGCTCGAAGTAGTTCCGAGTGAATGTAGGGGTGTCGTTAGGGGTTGTGCTGACAGTTGCAGGGGTAGTCTTTGCGCGCTTGCGTGATTTCTTCTGCGGTAAGCTCGTCGAATCGCTTTCCGAGCTTTTCGCTAAAAAATCGTCAAGAATCTCCTGTTGAGCCTTGGTCAGCTTGTAAAACTTATTCTTGCTAAGTTTGAGTAGTAGTTGTGGGTTAGTCACGGACATGTTGTCGTCTCTTTCTATTTGTTTGTCTATCTCTAGTATATATAAAGGTGAAAAACAGGGGTTACGGAAAGGCGGCACGGTAGTGGTAAACTTGGTGGTAAAAATGTGTTGACAGCTCGTTTTATGGGTGGTACGATAGGTGTGTACATTAAAATATCGGTAGTTCACAGGAGGTGTGTTATCACAAGTTTCCAATCACAGATTACACAGAACAACAGAAAGGGTGCTAGAAACGCTTGGGTGCAAGCTAAAGACAATACATATTGTCTAGAGAAAGGTTGTGACTTTAAGTCAGAAGCGAACCTAATGATACACGTATCGCGTGTTCACGGTTTGAACCGAACTCAATATCTTGCTAACCACAAGCTACCGTTCAGCACTAGACTGTACACACAAAAACACGCAGAGAAAATGCAGAGGGCTGCAGAACTGCGAGTAATCAATAAACAACTCAAGAGAGAGCGAGGTGAATAAATAATGGCACTAACTGAGTTTACAGTAGGAATGCGAGACCCTAAATCGCACGACGAGGGGATCATTAGTCTCACCGTTGACGGTATCTACTTTGGTCAAGATAAACCAGACTTCGAGTTCGCAAAGATTCTTTTCGACCAAGACGCAGGTATTATCAAGTTAGAACCAGTCGCTACGAAAGAACACCTAGGAGTAGCTTACTTAAAGTCAATGACTCGAAACGGTCGGACTAACTACACACTACGTTCAATTCGTTTTGCGAAGAGCGGTATTGCACCACGAGGCAAGTACGTTCAAGTAGCAGGTGAAGAGAATACATATAGGTTCTTCAAACCAGCAGCTCGTTCAGCAGACGTACGACTTGGTACTAAAAAGCCAGGCTACGTTCGACCACGAACACGCACAATCGAGTAGTCGATTTCTGCCCTGCACGGTATGGCAGAAAACTACGGGTGTATAAGCAACAGACCGCGAGGTCACCAAAATAATTAAGTCGCACACAAGGAGAACATAACATGGCACGAAGCACAAACCAAGTACAGTCTACAACTGACTATGGGCAATTTAAAGTATTAGACGGTAACCGAAACGTAGACCAACGACACGTTAAGCGTCTTATCGCTCAAATCGAACGACCAGACTCAAAAGGTAAACCAACTAACATTACAGAAATCTCACCGATTATTGTAAACGACCGCATGGAAGTTATTGATGGTCAACACCGTCTACAAGCTGCCGAAAAAGCAGGTATCGCAGTTGGTTACATCATGCGCCCAGGTCTTAAAGTTGGCGACGCTCTACAGATGAACATTACATCTAAGACTTGGAACCTAATGGACTACCTACACCTCTACGTCTCACAAGGTTCACAGACATACAAGAACTTTGCAGAGATTCTAGAAAACTTTACATGGTTAACACCAACCATTCTTTTGTCTATCATCGTGGGCGGTGAGTCATCAGGTAAGAACAAGCGATTTAAGCTCGGGCAATTAGCAGACTTCGACCACGAAGTTATCTCTGCTCGTGTACAACAAATCGAAGACGTTGCACGTATCAACCCTATCTTTATTCAAGGTAAGATGATTCGGGCATACTTGTCAGCTCTTGGTACACCAGGATTCTCACACGACCGTTTCTACAATAACTTCAAGCACACTGGTGGTGTATTTCGTGCTCAACTACAATGGTTTGACAACGTGTCAATCATTATGAACATTCACGACAAAGCTATTGCAGAAGTAAAATAGTCGAGTTACAATAGCGTTACGCATAGGTAAAAACCTTAGCGACGTATCGAAAGAGAGACTAACCTACGGGCTGGTCTCTTTTTCGTTGTTGTATTGAAAGTTGGTGCGCGCGAAGTCACCGAATAGTTGCATAGCCCACTGGTCATAGATGTACGCGGCTTGTATAGGGTCGTCATCTGCCCAAACCCGCTTGATCTTCATACCAGGGATTTGAATAAATACAGCCCACTTGTTAAGGCGTGAGTCCCAAGAGACTCCTTTATAGCCAGAAGTATTTTGCTTACCGATGGCTACGTTCTGCGCATTCTGCTGCCGAGTGACTTTTCTCAGATTGCTCTTGCGGTTATCGAAACGGTTGCCGCTTTTGTGGTCGATCATCTGACTATTCATAATGAAGTTGTGCAGACCGATTTGCTTCTCACCAACCACCGTGATTGCATACCCGCTTCTACCGACCAACCAGCGACGCTTCAAGACACGCTCAGCGTCATCTTCGTCAACGATTGTCTTAGCGCGTACCTTACCGTCTTTATCTAACAAAAACAGGGTGCAAACCCCGTCTTTGATGATATGTGGGTTACCTGTTAACTTTTTACCCATAATCGTTCCTGCCCGCTGGAGACGGGTGGCAGAGGCTGTTTAGCTCTCTACTTCCTCGTCTTCATCTTGTTGTTTGTATTTCGCGTTGAACTCGAGTGTTTGACGTTCGCGAAGTCCTTCGTAACCAAGCTCTTCAAGGTCAGCAAGTGATTGCTTTGCACCCGCGAGTTGCTTTTCGAAGATGTCGATACGTGACTGGATGAACTTCTTCTCGAGTAGGTCACGGTCAATCTTGTTTTCTAGCTCTTTAGCGACCGTTTCTAGGTCTTCTAGTGAGGTCAATACAGAGGTAATTGGCGCGAATGTACCGTCGAGGTTCTGAATGTTCAAAGAGTACTTGACTACACCTGGATCAAGTGAAGATACGCTCAGTTGAACGTGATAATCGGTTTCATTGTTGCGAATGCTCTTGCGGATTACGCGCTGCACCTTTTTTTCAATCGCAAGCAATCGTGATTCTGTTGTCTTTGCCATTTATTTTCTCCCTAATTTTCGTTTACGTCGTAGCTCAGCTTTCGGCTGCATAGCCCAACGCGCTTTCGTGTACTTTGGATCTGACGGCTTAGTCGCTCGTCGTTGTTCACGGTTTTGTGGGCTGCTGATGTGTATTTTATCTTCTACCATATTACTATTATACAGGACAATGAAAAAAGTAGCATTGGCAAAGGACGCCCTGTATGATATGAATTGGGACGAGAACCAGGAAGAGGTGCAAACCCTCGACGCTATATTCTTATCGACTTCTGATTTGCAGTTTACTGCTTGGACAGAATGATATAGCAGGTTATCGCTGTAACCCTTTGACGTGACAGGTCATTGTACTACTTATAGGGGGTGGTTACACTGATGAAACTCCGACGGCATGGCTCCGAGAAAGATTCAGCTTACCTATCCTTCAAGACGTTTAAGTTCTTGGGGGGTAGGGGGGGCTGTTTCACCACGCTCTAACAATCACCAAAAAAGATTAGGGTTTGCTAACGTGGTAGTAAGCACAGACTTCACCAACAATAGAAGTGAAATCGTTATCAGCCAAGAAATCGTCCATCTCTTCTACGTCCCAATGGTCAACGTGTGTCTCAAAATCATTACCTTCGGCTCCTGCGTGCTGGTCGTGATGAACTACAGGGAAGCAAAGCAGCAAAGTTTTTGAATGCTCAATCAATTTTTTAATGAGGGTTTTCGCGTCTTCTTTTTCCATGTGCTCAATCATATCTGCCGCAATGATAAGATCGTAGTCTTTATACTCGTGAGTACGCGCGTCTTCGACAATTACTTCATCGTATTTATTTTCAAGGTTGAACATCTCAACGTACGGCTCGAAAACCTCGAGCGCGGTCCAGTGCTGGGAGGGCATACGACCCATTAGCGAATATGTACCAACACCCGCACCAATGTCGAGCACGGTTTTGAAATCATCTTCATGGTCTAGAAGCCACTGTCTAATAATATGTTTGTTCTCGAAATCTGAAACGCCTGCCATTATGACTCTTTTCTATTTATGTTTGAATCGTTCGGTGCCATCTGACTTGAACGACTTGAATTGATTTGTGACACCCGCAGTGATAACCCTACCAGCGTAGAAGGTTCGCAGCAAAAAGCCATAAATTGGCATTTCGACTGTGATTTTCTTACCGCTATCGAAGTATCGGGTGTAAATACCCCTACAAATGTCGATAATGTCTTCACGAGAGCCACCGACTACACCGCAGTTGAGTATGTGTTGGCGGTTTCGCGCGGTGAAAGTGCGATATGGTTCGACGGTTGAGTGCTGTCGCAACCATCTACTTTGTGAAGGCACACCCTGCTCGATACCAGAATAAATCTTTCCAGGTTGCATATCTCTGAACGGGTTATTGACCACCTCGACATCGGTTGAATCTACGCAGAAAACATTATCAATTTCGGGGTGCTGTTTCAGGTAGCGGTAAATGCTAAGCCACCGCTGAAAGTACGGGTTTAATACGCTTTCAACTTTTATGTGGGTGACCTGCTCGGTATCGGGTTCGTCGAAGCAATCGTGCAGAAGCACTAGCTTTTCGCCCTGCAATGAATCAATGAGCGGCTTCATCGCGCTATAGTCTGCTGACCAGTTCACCTTGCGTTGAGGGTCTTCGTGCGAAGTAAAGTAAGAAGCGATAATTACGTTATTCATTCCTGCACTATCAGACTTCTTAACCTCTCGGTAATCAATGTACTCGCTGGATTTTAGCGATTCGCGGTATAATTTCGCGTTGTTCGCGAGACCAGTTCGACGTGCGTGCTGTTCGATTGAACTTGAAACCTCTTGGTATTCGTCCATGCTGTAAATAAGGTTCGAACTATCGGGCACGTCCATTGCTCTGAACGTAGTAAGGCCAGCGTTGAAGATGCGATTAGTCCATGCGGTGTGTTCAAACATAGAGATACCGAATCGCGGGTCTAAGCCACCCACCTTTTCAAGCACTACCTTGTTAGCATAAATCATGCAACCGCGAGTATGCGAGTAAGCCACGATTGTGCTGTCGCGATATATCTCAAGCATATCGGTTAGTTGTTTTGCTGGGTTATTTGCGAACTCCCGAAACTGGTACATAAGGTGGGGCTCTTCGCTATCGACGTACGGTTTCCACCAGTCTTTCACCTTTGGGTATGTGTCGTCATCGAACAGGAAGAAGTCAGTCGCACCGCGTTCTTCGAGCAATTCGAGACATTTGTTTTTGACCCTTGCGACACCACCCCGTTCAGGGAAAACGTAATCAGCTTCTTTGGGCGCATTTTCATCGTGGTCTGATACAACGACAAGCACGGCACCTTTTGGCAGATACTTTTTAATTTCTTTGTATGTTTTCTTGAAAACATCTGGTCTTTTGTAGGTTGATATTGCAACCCCGACTACAGGTTCATTCATAGTAATTGATCCAAGAACTTCTTATATTTTTCGAACTTTACGTTACTTGTTGATAGGTAATCAGTAACGTCTTCGATTTTAATGTTTTTAACATCATCATACGGCACTGAGCTTTGCCCGTCAAGCGGGTTATAGAAGTTGAAGTACAGGCTTTTAATTTGCAGATCAAAATCCGTGTCTACGATGTTGTTGGTGACGTAGAGTGCTTTTTGCTTCTCGATAACAACAGGGATATGGAGCTCGTAGTTTGTGTCATTCATATCGTTCTCCGTGAGATACCTACCCGTTTTCATTAACGAGGTTTTGTACGGGTCGTTCGCTCTGCTTTTTATTTTGTCAGCTAACGTCGGGTACTTTCGGTCGTGAACTACCTGCGGGTTGAACGGTGCGGTCAGATAGACATCGTCCATCATAAGAATGAACTGGTCGCTCAACTCTGGCATTCGAACTGCGAGTGCAAACTTGAGCATTTGGTCAGCGAACTTACCCGCTTGAGAGCGGTGATGAACGTGGATAATTTCACCAGCGAGCCGTGCTGGGGGTTTATCCCCGATGATGTATACGGTGCCTAAGCTGGGGTAGAACTTCTTTAACAAGCGAACCGAATAAACCAATTCATCGCTGTTCGTATGCTTGTAGAGATAGACCGCGTCCATGTTATTTCTTCTTAGCGGGCTCGACTACATCTTCTTTAGTGATGATGTACTTGTACTTAACGAAGTATTTGATACCGTCACCATCGAGAACAGTGTAGCCACGCAACGTGTGGTGAGTGATTTGCACCTTGTAAATGTATGGTGGTATGCGGTCACCAGCTAAGAAAAGAGCGAGACCAGTCTTTTGTTGCATGACTGATGAGCGAACGAGAATCGTATCATTTTCTTTATAGAAGTATTTTTCAAATGGATTTTTCATAGCAAGTTTTTTAGCTCCTCTGCAATGTGGTTACGTCGAGATTGCGACACGTTGATGAGTCGCCACGATGAGTCGATTAGTTTATTAAGACGTGCGATTGTAGCTCGGTTCGCTGCGCTTTCAAGTCGCACTTTCTGGTTGACCTTTGTGTCTGACCAGTTGTTTTTTGAAAGCTCTCTTACCTTCTCGGCTTCGAACAGAATCATTTCTGACTCGATGTCAGCGACAATCTCTTCTGCGGCTGAAACGTACTGTGCAAGTTTGTACATATTTTCGCTTAGTACTACAGGGGCAATGAGCGCATCAGGAGATCGCAATTCCTCGCGAGTTTCTTTGATACCTTTGATTACTTCCTCTAGTGTCATCTGCTGTTAATTATACAGGAATACCGATTGTTTTACCATAGAGCCAATGATAAACTGTAGAAAAGCAAAGGTTAAAAACGTGGCAAAAGTACTATCAACTTCTAAGTGGAAAACCACTAGGCAAAAATGGGTAAAGAAAAACCCAGTGACCGAGTTCAGTGAAGAGGGCGACACAGGTTGGGTGTGTGGTTTTTGCGGTGAACCAGTCTGGAAGTACGAGTTATCGCTTGACCATATTCTAAGGGTGCAAGACTACCCAAAGTTGAAGTACGACCACCACAATCTACGGCCAATGCACCAGCGTTGCAACTCGAACCTCGACGCGATCTGGCGAACCGAAAAAGGTCGCACCACTTTCGTTAAGCGCAAGAGAGAAGAACGCTCTTACAAGATACGCTGTATCAATGAAACGATTGAGTGGTACGAACTTGCTATCAGTACTGGTGCCATTCCATACACTGCCAGCAAAAATCTTCTGTGAAGCGTCGCGGGTCGATTGGTATTGCTTTACCGTTTACTTTAACTTGTATAGGGAATGATCGAATGCCACTAGACCCCTCGACTTGAATCTTGAGGGGTAGTGACTTTACTCGTTTTTTGTACACGGTTTTACCGCAGGTATTGCACTTGCAGGTGTACCATGTGAACGCTTCGTATTTTGAGCGGTGAAGCGTTTGTACAAAGTCGTGGGGTTTGCCCACTTTACCTTTGCACCATTTGTTTGTGTCTTTTTTGCTCTTGTGAACACTACGTTCAACCACAGCGGGTTGTTGGTATTTGATCCAGAGACCACTTGAGTGATAACCCCCGTGGTCGCGTTTAAGTTGTCCCATGGGACCTCCTATGCTTATTGGTACTTGATTGTACCTAAGTCATAGCAGCCAGTACCGTCTTGCGGTCTTCAAGTTTCTTGCTGTTACCAATGCGCTTCCATGGTTTACAAAGCCCACATGATCGTTTGGACTTGTAATTTGGTTTTCGTTTATGATTCGCCATTTAGTATATCTGCAATTTCTTGATAATCTTTATCTGTTAATTGTACCTCTGAGGTGTGTTTACCGCAAGCACAAGTAAACGTGACGTTTGGGTCACGCGGTTTCAGTTTGTCCGCTTCGAAGCGTGCTTTGATTTCTTCTGCTGTAACCATAATAATTTCTGGGGTCAGACAATACATCATTGACCCAAAGACTCGTCCTGCCCGCTGACCCCATTCGTTCGTATAGATACGCGTCGATTTTGTTTGGCAGTCTATCTCTGGTGTACTTCTATTATAACTGTTATAGCACGGCACGACAATTATTTTATTTTAAGATTCTGTTGGTTCTGTGATGCCATCAGGCCCACTGTTGATTGAGTAACCGCTTTCACCAACGATTTGCCCTGATCGCAGGGTCACGTTGCTGTAACGGTTGTAAATTGCTTGTTTGATGAGCGACTTAAATGCCTTGCGTTGATCTTTGTCTGTAATGGTCGCGTCTACGATAGTGAGTACTGCGCCTACGATTTGTTCAACGTCTCGGTCTGTAATGATGTTCGGTACCATATTGATCCAACCCGTGTCAGATGAACCAGACGATTTACCGTCTTCTGAGCCAGTTGTGATGGTGCTTTTTACTTTTGCCCCGACTAGGTGAACACCTTGGTCGAAGCCCATTTCTGGTATTGGTAGGTCAATCGTGTGTTTAACGATGTCGCTACTAAGGCCCCAGCTAGTGCCGTTCTTTTCAAATACTAATTCTACTTCTTGTGTTTTTGTCATATCTTTTCTTGTCTTTTCTTTATGAGTCGTGCCGTGTTGTAAAGGTTCTAATTGGTGGAAGCGTCGGGTATTGCACCCGAGTCCAGCGGTTTAATAGTTAAGCGTCTACAAGTTTGTTCTGTTTAAGACAGACATCTAGGTGGTGTGTTCACTTTTTATTTTGCGTGGTGGTGAGAAACCACGACAACGACATTTATAGGGCGTATGACGTTTTATACGCTAATGAAGAACTTGTATAAAACGCACTGCTAGTAAGCAGCTGTGGCAAGAACTGGGCTGGCAACGAATTGCGCAACTGCGTTCTTAACTTTTGAAACGAATGTGTTTGCATTTAAGTGTGATTGAACTAATCATGTACTTGCAACTTAACTGTTAGGTACTACTGTCGAAATCTATATCGCCCCCGTTACATCTATTATACACCTCTTGTTGACTTTGCCAAGGGCAAGCAGTATCGTAGTAGCAATATGATAGACATTGATAGCATCGAAACACTTGAAGAGGCAAAGCAATTATTGCGTGATAACTGGGAACAAGGAATTAAGTGCCCTTGTTGCGGGCAGTGGGTGAAACGATACCCGTACAAGCTAAACTCGAACGCAGCTATATCTCTTATTTGGATATACCGTCTCGGTCTTGATGAAAAAGATGGCTGGGTTCACGTTCAACAGCGATTCACCGAAGTGTTCAACCGAAACGCTACAGCGATGAGCTACATCGTTTTGAAACACTGGGGCTTTATTGAACCTAAACCAAACAACCTCGACCCAGATAAAAACGCAAGCGGTTACTGGCGAATTACCACTAGGGGAATCAATTTCGTGCTTCACGGTACTAAAGAGCCAACGCACGCCCACGTATACAACAATCGTGCTGTAGGATTTGCAGAAGAGTATGCTGATATTAAACAGGCACTCGGTGTCAAGTTTAGCTACGCAGAACTAATGCAATAATAGCTCGCGCGTGGTATAATCTCTTCAAAGTATATTAACTCGGAGATTATAATGGCACCACCTAAGACACCTTGGTACGCGACAAGTAAAGCAATCAGTATTTTTATCGGTCTAGGAGTAGCGTTCGTGCTACTTTGGATCATCGTCGGTTCACTCGCAGGGTACAACAACACTTACGTTAACAAGACTGAAACTGTAGCGACCGCAAAGTCAAACATCAGCAAAGAAGAACAACGACGTGTCGACCTATTCAATAACCTTGTAGACGCTGTACAGTCAGCTAAGACGTTCGAACAAGAAACACAGACGCAAATCGCGACTGCACGTTCACAAGCTAACGGTGGTAACGTAGAACAAGCACAGCTAACACTTCAAGCGGTTACAGAAGCATACCCAGAGATCAAATCGACAGAACTATATAAGCAAACAATGCTAGAGTTTAGCGCGACCGAAAACCGTCTCGCACAATACCGCGAACAGTACAACAGCACGGTTCAAGACTACAACCAGTACGTTCAAGGGTTCCCAAACACTCTATTCTTGAGCATTCTTGGTAAAGACCTTACTCGCAAACCACTGCTTGACTACAACGTAAACAACGCAGAAGCTCGCGACCTTTTCGACAAGGAATAATATGGCAGAGTACGAAGCTAAACCTGTCTATATGCACGACTGCCCAGCCCTCGGTAAGAACACGAAGATTATCGAGTCTACTATGTTGAGCGACGGTGACGACAAGGTGCTTCTGTACCGACAAAACAAGTGCCCATTCTGCTCTAAAACCGCAGGTGAAAAGCGGTACGGTGCTGGTGTGATACCTCTCGCTAATGGTGGGTATTCAGTAGACATGGGACTGGCTGAGAAGTTCGAATGAACGACCTAAAGCGGATACTCATCATATTTATCGCTGCTTGTATTATGATTGGGTTAGGCTTATGGATCAAAGACTTTGCTGACACCGAGGGTTGGAAAACCGCGTACAAATATAACATCGCGATACCCGCAGAGAAAAAGGACGAGTTCAACTATGATGTCGACTCGCACCAAGGGCTTGTTCTATCTCGCGGTGAGTTTGAAACTAAAAAGGGCATCAAGTTTGACGACCAAAAAGAGACGTTCACATACGTAGAGGAGGTACATGAACACTACACTAGACACACCCAAACATATTCTTGCGGTTCTAGCAAACACCCACGTACTTGTACTCGTACCTACTACTCGTGGGACAGGGTTGGTAGCGAAGAAAAGTATGCTGATAAAATCACCTACTTCGGGCGAGAGTACAACGCGAATAACTTCAATATCGGTAACTTCGTCTCTCGAGTTGACGGGTATCACCGTTCGAACTGGGCAGACAGATACTACTACAATGTCGTACCGCTAAAGTTCACCGCTTCATTTTTGACTGATACATCAGAGGGGACTGTAGCATCGGCTTTTGACGGTCAGGTGAAACTCGAAACTGTTTCGGTTGAGCAACTGCGCAAAGACTCGTTGAATTACAAGCTCGTGAACAACGTCATCGTGACGATTGTATCAATCATTATTCTAATTGCTGCGAGTATTGGCGCATGGTCATGGGTATGGTCAGACGGTAAGTGGAGTATGAAAGACTAAGTTAGGTCGTTGTCGAGTGAGTTCATCTGGTACTCCATGTAGTAATCAACTACATCGTCAGCAGGGTATTTCTGCCAGACCATTGTGAAATCATTGTCATCAAGTATAGAGATAAGTTCTGGCTGATTGAATAGCATTATAGCCTTCATTGCTGTTTGACCCATGGCTTCGCGAGTGTGCACCACGTGGTTCATGTTCTCATATTCTTCAGAGTAGAGGCGAATGACCGTGTTGTCGCGGTCTAGTTCGTAGTCTTCTTCACCTGTGTGTATTTCGATTACTGGGCTTTGTTCTCTAGGTATTAGCATGTTCACCCTCCACTGTCAGCTGTGTGCTGTATTCAATTTCGTCTCTCAGAGCAGCGATTGCGAGTGAGCGACTAAGTTCGCCACGATCAACCATTCGCATGTAGTCTTCAAACCGCTTTAATCTATAGAGCTTTATCTCTTCTTCGATTTTGCGAGGCGACTTCCATTCTTTCTCTGTCATCTACCCTGATTATAGCTGAATACCATTATCTTTACGGTTGTGACACCTTCGACACAGCCATTGCAGGTTACTTTGAACGTACCGCAGGTCAGGACGAACGCTACGTTTGATGATGTGGTCGACATCGGTTGCGGGGTTACCACAGAACGAACACTTCGCATCGGGGTTATTAGCCACGAAGATAGCACGAGCTTCTTGCCATAAATCATAGTGCTTACCGCGTTGCTTGATTGCTTTGCGCGGTTTCGCTTCTACCTCTTTACGGGGTCGCTGTGAGCATTGGAACGAATAGTGCTTATCAACCGCTTTGCAGTATTTGCAGACGGTAGCTTTCACTACTTGACCCTAATGGTGACACCGCTGTACCCGTTCACAATATCGCGAATTGCGTCATTGATTTCGAGTATCGTTTCCTCGTCTTGGCTTTTGATCGTGAGTGAATACAGTTTCGGTTGGTCTTCAACCATACTTGAGAGAGCTTCGTCTTCTTCTTCGTTCACGTCCACGAATGCGTCGTTTGCAAGTGTATAGTCGAGCGCATCAAAGTGTATGTTCGAAATATCCAAGTGTTCAAGGCCTACTACGAAGTCATTGAAGCCGTCTTCTGTAATTACCCCGTACTGTGACGAGATGAACAGAATCTTGCGTCGGGCTTCATCGTAATCTTCAGCTTCGACAGCCACGTAAGGTACTTCGACGTCCCAGCCTTCTTTTTCCATGACCTTTTGTCGCGAGTGACCGTCGAGCAGGTAGATGTCACCATCGTGCTTCCAGACAAAGATAGGCAGGTAGAACCCGTCATCAATGATTGACTGCTTCAGCTTATCGTAGTTCTCTTTAGTGAGCACTTTTAATTCACCCTGAACAGGTATCGCTTCGCTAATTTTAACGAGTGGTAGGTTGGTCGGGTTGTGTACTTGTATCATATAATCTCCTAATTTAGTTTCACCACCATCGAAAAGCGTGGACCGAGATTCGTGGGGTTGCAGACTGCCATTTCGTTAATGACATCGACTGCGTACACCTTTCCAGTGTATTTCTTCTTGATAATGTCCTCTACCTTTATTCTAGCGAACTTTGGTCTATTAACAACCAATACTATGTAGTTGTCGCGGTCAGTAATGGTAGTTGGGTAACCTATTTTGAAGAACAGGTCTGCGAGTTGTTCAGCCAGCTCGATGTTGCTGAGAGTAAACGTAAGCGGGTCACCTTTTGATGGGATACCAAGATCAAAATCCATTTCTGGTTTCTTGATGCGAAGTATCTCCGTAACGAATGCGTACACCGCGTCGGGCGAGGTAGAACGCATAATAACTTTGGGTAATGTTCGTGCAGACATTCTTTTGCTAATGAACTTCTTCAGAGAGCGAGCCGCACCTGCACCGCTACGAAGAATCACTAAACGCTCAAGGTTACCCTTCTTTTCAGCTACAGAGATACGGTAGGGTATATTGTTGCTGTCGAGCAAGTCCATCAAGCGGGTTGGGTCGTCTTTCTCGCGTATTCTGAACATCGTAACTGTCGAGCTACTGGTTCGGTCGTATTTGATTGAACCCCGCATAATAGCGTAAGCAAGAAACCTAAAGTATTCTACCTCGCTCATATCGACTGACCCGTTCTTAATAACGCCAGCTTGGTGACGTTTATCTTTCATACTGAACTGCAGAGGGCTTTTGACGATTGCTTGAACGTCTTTGGTGAGGGTGTTCAATTTCACTGTGTCGATTTGCTCAACTGCTATACGGTTACCCGTGAGAACGCTCTTTCGGTACAACGTCTTTCTAATAGGTAAAACGCTGTCTTCGGTGAGTGAAAAGTGGCTGATGATACCACCCTGTCGCTTAAAGATATTCACATGTTCATAAATGTATCCATCGTAATCGTACTCTGTAATGTTGAGTATCGGTGAGAATATACCGTGACCCGCGAAGTTGGTAGTGAGAATCTCATCACCGACATTTAATTCAGTGACGTTTTTCCAACCGTCAACGGTTAACAGGTTGTTTGATGGGGTAAGCACGTTACCACCTGATGTATGCGCCAACAGGCTTTGGTTTGAACGCGTTGTATGCCATGTTAGCAATCATCATCGCGTCAGCCCAGTCAGGCGACCGACCGATTTTCTTGCGAAGAATGCTTTTTTTGACGACCCGCGTTTTCCCTGTGTCGAGATCGTAGGTGTGAGCAATAAGCTCTTTCTTAATTTCTGATATGTTGAAGTCTTTAGAACCCTCGAGTAGCTTCATACGTCCAGCGTCTAGGTCGAGCATAAGGTTGTAGAAGCCGTCTGAGCGCGTTTGTTGTGTCGCGATGTATACATTTACCTTCCAGCCCTTTGCGCGCAGTGCGTCGCGTGCTGAAGCCCCCACACCGTTACCCTCAATGGTGATGTACTTAGCAACTGCAGGAGTGAACCCATTTTTCATAGCAAAGTCGATGAGTTTCTCTGCAATAGCGTAGCCGATAGCTTGGTCGCTACCTTTTGGTGATTTGATTTCGATAGCTTTGACACCGACACCGTTTTCAACGAGTACCGCGATAGTTGCGTCCTTACCGCTGTCTGAAAGGTCGACACCGATTGCTTTGTTGAACTTCTCGTCTACTGGCTCGTCTAGGTCTGCTTCGAATGTCGTAGCTTTGTCGAGCAGTTTCATAGGGAACAGCGAGTCGTCGTCATCGAGATAATTCCAGTCCCCGTCAAGCAAACGCTTACGTTCTTGTGGTGGTAGCTTCTTCAAGTTTTCGATGTAGTTCGGGTCGATGAACGGGTTAGAGGTTACGGTTGCACGAATGTACACGTCGTATGCTGGCACTTTGACTCCATCTACCCAGACTTGACCGTTCTCCCACTTCTGAACTGGCCCCATACCACGCTTTTCATAAGGGTCATAGAACTCTTGACGAAGCCAGTTAGTTGAGGGGTTACACGCAAGCAGGGTTGTGCCGACTAGACCAAACTCGCGATTCATCCAGCGTCCTACACGTGAAGAAAGCACATCAACTGCGCGCTTGTCTGTTTCACCCGCTTCGTCAACGAGTGCGATTGTAAGTTCAAGTGAACCCAGACTTTCGAAGTCAGGGTCTGATGGCTTTGCAGTTAGATCAAGAAACTGAACCCGCGAACCGTTACGATATTCAAGAAAGTTTTCACGACCGTTAATAGTGTAGTCGTCTTGGGTGATACCTAATGCGGGGTGCACCTTTGAAAGCAGTGTCGAGAGTGTTGTTTGTCGCAAGCTCATCAACTCTTTTCGAGCTAGACCAATGCGTATACCAGCGTACTTTCGTGACATAAGCGCAACAATAAGACATATAAAAAATGACTTACCACCACCCGCACCACCACCATAAAGAATACGGGTACTTTGCGGGTTTAAGAACTCGTTATAAGCGAGCAACTGCGCGTCTGAAAATACGACATCTGCCATTAAGATTCATCGACTTCTGCATCAAGTTCGGTGCCTAGGTGTTCTTCAATCATTTCAGAAGCGTTTGATTCGATATATTTTGGTTCTTCGCCCTGCAATTCCTCAACGGTGTATGTTGGGTTGACCACACGAATCGTGAAGTCTGGCTTACCGAAGAATGAATCGTCTTCAGCTTCGACAGTAACTTTTTCACCGAAACCAGTCTTTCGAACCCAGTCAGCAGCTTTGAGGTTACCAGACATAGCCATAGTAATCATACTGGTTGTCATAATGTATGCGGCATTCTTAACAGGTAGACCTTGCCACCAGTCAGGTTGGTTACGGATTACCTTGTCGATCCACTCTGGGTCAGCAAGAACTTCTTGCACGATTTTTGAGAGGTTTTTCACAGATGGTTTACGTTGCACAACGTCACCGTCTTTTGTTAGCTGGTAATCAGACGGGTCCATGCCCGCTGCTTCCATAAGTTCTTTCTTTTCTTTTGCAATTTCGCGACCACGCTCTAGCTGAGCGATGAGTCGGGCTCGTCGTTCTTCGGGGGTCTCTTTGGGTTTTTGGTCGGGTTGATTATTCATAATTCTATTACCTATTATACTTTCTTATGCTCTTCGCGAAGGATAAGCGGAGCGGTATTACGCCAGTTGATTCGGTGGTGAATGCGAAACGCGTTGTTGTCTTTCTCTTTACCTGCACCTTTTATAGCTGAGGTATTGTAGAGAACCGAGAACTTTGCACCTGACGGGTGAGTAATAATTGTGTACGCGGTCTTGGTATATGTACCGAGCGATTTGTACATCTCAGACATACCGCCAGTGTTTGTCTGGGTGGTCTTCTGATTAAGCGCGATGAATGCTGTCGTCAAGAACAAGAACCCTTGGTGTGCGAGCGACGTGTAGGTGTTTACGTCTTCATTGATACGACCGACAAACTTGAACCGTCTGTCTGTCGAGCAAATGAAGCTGTTCATCACTTTGCGTCTGAACTGATCGGAGACCATTTTCGAACCACCGCCACCGATATAGTCACCAGACTGTGCCATACAGAGTGAGTACATCATGGGTACTGACTTGAAATAGTCGAGCATTACGTCAAATACTTTATCGAGGGTCTGCTCTTCTGGCAGTGGTGAAAGCATAAGCGATGAGTATTCGATGTTTTCGTTCATTCGCCACCTGAAACTATCGTAGTCGTCATCAAGCTGGATAAAGTACTTGTAACCGAGCTGTTCTGCAATGTCAAAGGACGCGTTGCGAGCGTAGAAAATCGTTCGTCGCTCACCTGAGTTGTCGACTTCATCGAAACGCTCTGCTATTTCATTTTTGCTAAAGGTTACGACCCTATCATCACCCCATATTCTGCGGTACTCGAGAAGGGTTGCATCTTCAGTATCCACGACTAACTTCCAATCACCTGTGTACCCGTGACGCTTGAGCGTGTTTACGGTTACTTGGTTATTCGGTCGCCCGTGGGTCAGGATCAGTGCTACGAAGTTTTTGTTTTCCATGTAATTCTTTGTCGTAATTTGTTTGTGTTGACCTAATACTCATTAGGCGTTTGTTCATCTGTACATATCCCTCTTCGATTGCTTTGTCGAAGTCGATAATCACAAGGTGCGACGCTTCAAAGAGTTCTTGCACTTCTTTGGGGGCGTGGGCATAATACTCCGCGATCTTTCGATAGTCATAAACATAGTGCCGAGTCGCAGCTTTGCGAAGAAACACCTGAATATCTGAGGGTATATTTGACGCACGAATGCGCTCGTTGAGGTCGCGTACCTTTTTGTCATCAACCAGTTCGTCGATGTCGGGCTTATCGCCAGTTGGCGTATAAATCGGGGTCTTTATTTTGTCGCTATATATCTCGCTCATTCTGTATCTTATTGTACGGGAAAATGTTATACTGACCTTCAAATGGCAGAGCATCTAGACAACGTAAGGTACTTACCCGTACCGAAACAGTTGACACCAGAGCAACGCGAACACTGGGAATACCAGCTCGAGGTTGCAGAACGCGCAAGAGAGTATGCGCTACGAATGCTGGGACGTCTAGGTGTAGAGAAAGGTTTAAGTGAAGACTGACGAAGACATCTTAAAAGGTAAAGACCACGAACACGAATACTACGCGTCACAATGCGAAGAGGGTTGCGGTTGTGACTATTTGCATTTAGGGTGTAAAGACACTGACTGTACTTTCTACGCAATCGCTGACGGGTGGAAAGACTGCAACGTCGACTGGGAATACCGTATCAAGGAGCTGAAAAATGAATCGTGAAGAAAAGCTGAACAAGTATCAACGTGAACACACCCTCTTATTAAATGAAATCAAAGAACTGCAAGAGCAGAAGAAGCCGATTGAAAACCGCTTACGCAAACTAAACTCACGTCGTCACCGAGTCGGTATGGCTATCTACGATTTGAAGCACGATGGTATGGTACCCGAAGTAACCGACCACGCAATCGTTCGTTATTTGCAACGCGTGGAGGGTTATGATATAAATGACCTAAAGCTGAAAGTATCTCAATCGAAACAATCAGTCAAAGTGGGCAACGTAATCGTAACCGTTAATGAGGACCGCGAAGATGACTGAAAAAGACACACGACTCCTGAAGAAGATTCGTCAACACCTGCACGACTTACACGTTGAATGGGAGAACGACCCAGAAACAGACGGTCACTGCAAAAGCACCGAGGGGTATGTCGGTCTTATATTGAGCTACCCGAACTGGTTCGAAACCGATGATTACGTAAACGCAAAGCCCGAAGTTGGTTGCGAGGTCTACTCCTACCTGTTTGGGCCACACCGTCTGCACCAATACAACACTATGGAAGAAGCATGGGACGCAGTCAAGCAATGGCGATACCGATAAAAAACCGCAACGTACCCGACATAGCTGACATCGAAGACATCATTGATAAGTTTATGCGTGACGCACACGTGAATATGCAAGCGGGTCGCAACTCATTACGTGCAGAAAAGCGAGCTATGGCTGCAATCGTTGAACAACTCGCGTTTCGTGACGAGTACGCGGTCAAGATGACTATTGCCATGTTCTTACGTATGCAACTCGAAAGTATCAGTAAAGAAGACAAGCACATAAACGTGGACGAGGTGCGTCGTCGTGCGGTAGAATATCTACAGGAGAACCGCGATGAGCAAATACGATGAACTACGACTCAAGTTTCTGAAAGACCACGAGAAAGCTGACGAGATGGTTTTCAAGCTAAACGATGACTTTATCACCCCTGTTAAAGCAATTTATCTTGCACCAGACCCCGAAGTAGACTATGATGAACTTGATACACTAATCGAGCAAATAAATCAAACTACAGAGGAGTAGCAAATGGAATACGGTAGCAATAACAATTCTAACGTGAAAAAGTACATCAAGTGGGGTGTCTGGGGCTTTATCGGTCTTCTAGTTCTCATTACACTTACTGGTTCACTCGCGTCAATCGGTACAGGTAAAGTCGGTGTCGTTACGAGTTACGGTCGCGTTACTGGTCGTGAACTAACTGAGGGTCTTTCAATCAAAGCACCTTGGGGTATCAACAGTGTTACTGAATACGACACTAAGACACAAAAGGTTCAGTCTAACGCAACAGCGTCTACTAAAGACTTGCAAGACGTTAACGCGACTGTCGTACTTACATACGCGCTAAATCGCGGTAAGGTATCAGAAGTTCACCAGAACGTCGGCAAAGACTTCCAAGCAATCGAAATTGACCCGCAGGTTCAAGAAGCATTCAAAGCAGTATCAGCTAAATATACTGCAAGCGAACTAATCACTAACCGCGCAGAAGTAAAGCGTGACGTGGTAGATAACCTAAAAGATCGTGTTGAGAAAAATGGTCGCTACAACATTCAAGACGTAGCTATCACTGAGTTCAAGTTCAGTGAAGCATTCAATCAAGCTATCGAAGCAGTGCAAATCGCTAACCAGAAGGTCGCACAAGCTCGTCAGGAGCTCGAGACAACAAAGGTTGAAGCAGAGAAGCAAGTTGCAGAAGCAACCGCACAGGCAGAGTCTCAGCGTCTTCGTCAGCAAACACTCACACCAGAGATTTTGCAACAACAATGGATCGCTAAGTGGAATGGTGTACTACCAACTACTGACGCAAGCGGTGGCAACGCACAGTTTTACATTCCAACTAAATAATGGCAAAGACGTTTATAGCGTTACGAGTCTACAGAAGGGCACCGATATTCGGTGACCCTTCTGGGAAACTCTATGACCGATTCACGTTTATGCTTGACGGTCAAGAATACGCAATAATGGCAGAAAGTGAAAAACATGGCAACGAAGACAATCAGCGACGTGCTGGAATACCTGTACCGAAACAAGAAAAAAGAATTAGCAGAAGCAGTAATAGCTGAGTTGCGTCGACCCGCACCCGTTGCTCCCACACTGCAGCCTTCACGACCGTACTCACCGCTAACACCTATCTTCACAACACCGACACCGAAGTCACCCACTAACCCATACTTTGTTGGTGACCGACCTGACGCTTGGATGGGCACCTCTAGTTCTGTTGACAAACCCGAGGATAAAGAGTACCCTACGATTACAAAGCAATAATAGGAGAGAAAGAAAATGATCTTGACCAACTGGCTCGTAGTCAACAAAAACGGTGTTAAATCAGTACGCAAACAAAAACCATCGCTCGACTGGGACGAAGTAGCGGTAAAATTGAACATCGACGTACCAAAAGAATTATTCGAACGCCCAACTCTTGAGGCTTCACTCGTCGTAACAGATATCCCGAACAACGCATACCACCCAGACGTTATCCTCGATACTGTCGACTTGATTGAACAACAAACAGGTGCTAAGATTAACTTCACAGTAAGCACCGTAATTGAAAATGAATCAAACGAATCCTAACGAATACGATTTTACCCAAGTTAACCCCCGTGATATTCATAGGGGCGACATCTTGTGGGAGTCTGGTCAATACGGTAGTATTCAGTTCGAAGTGCTAAACGAACCGACACACGTAGACGGTAAGTGGGAGTGGAAAGCTCGCACGACAGGTCACGGTGTTGTCGACTACCTTATTACTGACGGTATGGAGCATTATGGCCCACGCATCTATCGCAACGCGGTTTATATGTTTGGTATCGAACCACTCGAAGATGAAGAAGACACAGAAGAACTCACACCGCTCGACAACTGGTTCAATGAATACGTTATGGTATCGAAAACAGGTAAGCAAACCGAAGCGGTTCACACCCTTATTCAACTGATGGCTCAAGAGCGTGAAAACGCGTTTTACCACGGGTTAACTCAGGGTAGAAAAGAAGGCAACGATGACTGATAAAGAAATCAGAGAGATCAAAAAGGAAGCGTACAAGCAGGGTTGGAACGAATGCGAAGACGAAATGCTTTTCGGTACAGCTAAGCTACAAAGCCCAATCTATTCTGAACGTCACGTCAAAGTTGCTAAGCTAGAAGCGACTATCGAAACGCTTGAACAAATGCAGATGTCAGCGAACCTGTATTCAGACTCGAGTAGTTTTTCGCAGGTTATCACTATATGGTTACCTCACCGTCTTGAAGAAGCTAAGAAGCAGTTAGAAGAGCTAGTATGAAACGCAACCCGTTCACTTGGTATGTAGACCGCTATAATATGGTCGGTAAGAGTCGTCGCAAGGCATCATTCAGGTTCAGCAAGCAAAGCTGGGAATCTCTTTTGCAGTATATTCAGTGGGACAAAGAAGACGCTGTTAAAGAGGCTCTCAGGGGACCGAACCTGCAACTTCTCAAGTCATGGGCGCACCGAGAAATTGTATGCGAAGACTGTGCTAACCGTGGTTGGATAGGTGGGGCTGCAATGACTTCTTGGTCTTGCAAACAATGCAGTCAACCAAAGATGTATGGTAGCACCGCGATACCTCAAATATGTACCGCTTGTGCAATTAACTTGTTCAAGTGTCAGCGTTGTCTTAAAAGTCTTGACGATGACCTCGAAAAGTTATATAATCAACCCATAAAGTAAGATAAAGGTTTATTATGAGTTTTCTAGATAAGTTGAAATGCAAGTTTGGTTTTCACGACTGGGACAAGTACTCAGGTTACTACAAAGAACGTGTGTCTAAAAGCGCAGTGTGTCAGCGTTGTGGCAAGAAGAATGTCTAAGATACTTGAAGCTATTGACGAACTAGCGTTGTCACTAGATGGCAAGGTCGTTTCAACTGACGCGGCTGCAGAGCTGCAAAACTTCGTGAAAGAAGCTACTAAAAAGCTCGAGAATCTTTTATACAAAACTGGTGGTGATTACATACTCTTAAAATGCGGCAGTCTAAAGGGCTGGGAGCTTCACAGCGCAAAAGGCAAGAACCTGTCTGACGACTATATCAATAACGGTCGGTCAATGAGCGCAATGCTTCAAAAAGATAATGCACGTCAAAAAGAAATCATCTTAGAAATGATCGAAGAGTGCAACGGTACCATTCAGAACGACTGGGACGGTGACTACTACACCAAAGAGCAAGCTCGCGATTATATCACAACTTATAGCGCATAACGACCAAACTGTATAATAGGTAATGAAATACAGAGAGGTTTTTTATATGGCAAACGTACCAACAAAAGCAGAAATCAAAAAGCTGCAAGAGCAATCACAAAAAGCTGACGACAAGAAACAAGCGTCACAAGAAAAACAAGGCAAAGACTTTGTTAATAACGGTCAAGGTAATATCCCAGAAACTATCTGGAAGGCTCTGCCTGGGAAGTCTGAATAATGGCTGATGTAAACCGAAAAACTGTTGACTACCTCGTACTTCACCACGCGGTGACACCTCTCTGGTCAGACAAATCTAAAGCATGGCTCGCTCAGTGGTTCAGCGACAATGGGTACGCTCGAGCTTATAGCTCAAACCCTGGCAACTGGTCTGGGCTTACTAACCCTTATACTGGCGCACGCTCTTACTCACAAGCCCACTTTGCAGGGCAACGTGTTGATGGTAGCACTCCTGACGCAACCGACCAAGAACGAGCTGATGGTTACCGTCTAGTTCCTTTAGTCTCTGATGTATGGGGTCAAATCACATGGCACGCGGGTAACTGGGACATCAACACTCGTTCTATCGGTATTGAAAACCTAGGTGACTACCGAAACTACACACTCCGTGATGGTGACGCAAAAGTTATCGCTGCTTTCTGGCGACCACAAGACCAAAAACTCGGTGGTGCAACTGCTGTAGTAGGTCACAAAGAAGTATCACAACTTGGTACTGAATGCCCTGCTCGAATCATGGAAATGCGTGACACAGTCGTTAACTACATTAACAACCCACCTCAACCACCAAAGCCAGCTGAACCAACATGGCAAGCAATGGACGCACCACGTCGTATGCGAGCTAAGGCTGGTGGTACGACACTCGTTGAAGTAAAGACTGGTAACGGTGTCAAAGCCTACCCAGCTGGCACTGAGTTCGACCTTAACCAGAAATCTGACTGGAACGGCAAGACTTACCTGCGCACACCTTACTCATCTACCAACAACATTGGTAACGGGTTCGACCAAGATTCACTCGAAAACCTACCTACTGTAGAAGTGAAAGAAGAAAGCAAGACTGAAGAAGTCGCATTCCAAAGCACTAAGTCTACAGACGCTACACTACCCGTTGGTGAAGAAAAGGTTATCCGAGCTGGTGTCAAGGGCGTTCGAACAATCGTCTGGACGGTCACTTACACAAACGGTGTTGAAACCTCACGCACAGTTAAGTCTGACGCGGTAACAACTCCTGCTGTCGATGAGCTAATCGCGGTTGGTTCATACGTCGCACCTCCTACTACTCCACCAGTGATTCCTATCCCTGAAGATGGTGAAAGCGCAACTAGCTGGCTATCTAAGGTCATCAAGTTGATCGTTGAGTTCCTCTCAAAGTTCACTTTCAAGAAGTAAAGTAGTATACTGTCTCTATGACAGTACAAGAAGCAGAAGAATACTATGAACCGCTGTCAGCTGCAGAAGCCCAGCGGTTCAATCTTTTAGTTACCGTTGGTATGAAACTAGGTAAACCTATCGAGGGTGCTTACGATTACGCTAAGGTTATTATGGAGAAGGCAAAAGAAGATGAGCGCAAATAACTTTTATTTTGCAAAAGAAATAGACGGTACATGGTACGGTTGGGACGAGATGGCAGAGGCGTGGGGCGATCACGATGAGAACAACCCCGTAAAACTGCACTTAGTGCGCGCGATTACCGCGAACTCGTTGCAAGAGCTTGAGAGCAAGCTAAACGAAAAAGGTCTTGGGTACTCTGAATATGGTTTGACGACACAACCGTATCTACCTAAAGACGGTACACCGATAGAAGTCGTTATTTAATAAAGTCAGTAATAGTAGTCTGACCCTCAAGAACGGGTATGTTGCTCGGTTGCGGTACAGATTTATTCTTCTTTTTACTCATAATCTTCATTTTAACAGAAAACAACAGAGGTGAACCCTATGTTGATTATTCTACATCGCTTAAAAGTGGACTTGACAACCCTATGTAGCCTATGATAGGCACATAAATAGGAAAATATATCACATGCAAAGTCAAGCGCGTACAGTAACAATTGACCTCGAAGTGTCACCGTTACTAGCATATAGCTACCCCCCAATGTGGCAAGCGAACACGTTCAACATCGTTCACAACCAAATCTTAATGAGCTTTTCGTACAAGTGGCTCGATGAGAACAAAGTCCACCACGTTCAACTACCTGATTTTAAGACCCGATACAAAGCTGACAAACACGATGACAAAGATGTGGCTATCGCGCTGCACAAAATCCTAGACGAAGCGGCTATTGTCGTCGGACACAACATCCGTGGTTTCGACATCAAGATGGCAAACACCTACTTCATTAAGCACAAGCTAGGGGCACCGTCACCATACAAGACAGTTGATACGCTCGCGCAAGCAAGGCGTATTTTTAAATACCCGTCTAACCGACTCGATGAAATCAGCAAGTATCACGGGTACACTGGTAAATCGGACATCAAGGTTGGGGCGTTGTGGTATGATTGTCTCGAGAAGAAAGACAGCAAAAGCTGGAAACTCTTAAAAGAATATAACGACCAAGACGTTATCATCACTGAACAAACGTACATCGACCAACGTGGCTTCGACAGAACTCACCCAAATATGGGTATCATTCTCAATAAGCAGGGCGTTTGTGCGCACTGTGGTACAAGCTCTGCGGCCTTCCAGTCTCGAGGTACCGAGCTCCGCATCAACGGGCCAATCCGTCGTTACTGGTGTAACCCAGCTAAGGGCGGTTGCGGTGGTTGGAACAACGTACGATACGTTGAAGATGAAGATCGCGTCGCTAAAGAGGACCGCCCTGACTTTGTCTCGGCATAAAAGATATGAAATACAAAAGATACGACAAAAACAAAATGAGCTTCTGGGTCTACGCTGATAAAGTAGTTATCGCTATGACCCCGTTGCAAACCGTCCGCTACGATATTTACACTACAGCTAATAAGCGTAATTTCTACACTTTCAAAAAAGCCATAGTCGAACTCGTGACAGACGATACCAAAGAAGTAACCGTGTACGATGTTATGACACTAGGTCAGAATAGTCGCATACACAGCGCGTCAGCGAGTAAACCAGAATGAAAATGCAAGACTACATGTTTCAATTAACGGGTCGCATACCGTCTAAGAAAAACTCGCGAATCACTTTGCGCAACGGTCGCACTATACCAAGTAAAGCGTATACCGCATGGCACAGTATTGCCGAAGCACAACTGCTCGATTTAGCGAACGAGGGTTTAGACGAACCGCTATCCATAACCTACCAATTCTACCTACCAGACAGACGCAGGACTGATCTATCTAACAAGATTGAATCCGTGAATGACCTGTTAGTAGATATTGGGTTCATTACAGATGACAACGCGAACATTCTTAGCGTGTTGCACGTTTACTATATGGGTGTAGATAAAGAAAACCCTCGATGTGAAATCGGGGTTTCTAAGAACTAGGTGTTGGGTATTGTATTCGCGCGAGCTTAATTGCTTCTGCGAGTGATTTACCATCTTCGTCCATCAATTGCTTTACAAGCTCACCTCGTGCTTTCTGTAGCGGGGTGAGTTCTTTGTCTTTAGGTCGTTCAGTTGTAGGTTTAACTTCGCCCCAACCTTGTTTACAGACGGTCTCATCACGTGAGTGCCAGTGACCACGTTCGCACTGCCAGTCACCTTTCTTGCGACGGTTCATTTCTTCAACCTTTGCGGTTGGTGCAACCATCGTTATTTCACGTACCTGTATGAGGGTGTCGTCAATTTCAACGTAGTCGGGTTTGTTCGGTGATAGCAAGAGTGCTTCAACCTTTGCCGCTCGTTCTAGATCAAGATAAAAAAGTGCACCGTTTCGGGTGATAACCACTTTCTGTTGTACTGATACTTCGTTTTCTTTCATATTTTTTCAACTCTTGTTTTAGTATAGTGCTTTTCAGCTGATTGGTAAATCTTTAACCAATGTTTTCGTAAACCCAAGGCAGATTGAACGATAAACTTCTCGCCCCAGAACGGTATGTTGAGGTAGATATTAAGAATACCGTGTATCTGTTCAACCGACACTTTGTCGTTTTCTACCATGAGCTGAATAGCTTTATAATCGCTACTCTTTGAGGTGAGCTTTTTACCGTTAGCGGGTGCAGTCTCATTGATAATCTTATACAGGTGTTCGATGA